GACTCGCGGTGGCATCGAGCGAACCTAAATGCCGCCTTTGCTGTTGTGTGCCTGACTTTGGCAACCGGCTGGCCGTTCAACTGATCTAGTTCGCGATTTCCCACCCCTAGTCCCCACCCCCTAGCCTTCTTCTGTCCATCCCCCCTAGACCCAGGAGGATTCCATGCGCCCCAAACGTCCTCTGTCCCCCAAACATTTCGCCAACTTCGCGATTTCCGTCCTTATCTTGTGCGCTGCCCTCTGGTTCATCCTCGTGCTCGGGACTCGGCCAGCGAGCGCCCATCCGCATGACGAGCTAATCGCTTGGCAGAACGCGTGGGTGGGGGAGGTCATGGCCGAAGGTGGGCTCACCCCCGAGATGGTCGAAGCCTGGGTCCACATGCGGGAAGCACACGGGTGCGACTGGCCGAGAGCGAACTGTGTGTTCGTTCAGCCGCAAGCGAGGTCAGTCACTCCCCCGAGCGACCAGACTCACTCATACGATGTCGAGCAGTGGCGCCCGTTGGTCGAGTCCTACTTCCAACCCGCGGACGTACCCTGGGCGATGCGTGTCATGGCGTGTGAGTCGAGAGGGGATCCGTATGCGAAGAATCCTCGCTCAACCGCGTCTGGCCTTTTCCAAATGGTGCGTTATTGGTGGTCAGGGGCATCCGCGTATCCAGCGTTCGACCCGTTCAACCCGGAGGCGAATATCCGCGCTGCTGCCTGGCTGTTCTACGAAGAGGGAGCTTCTCAATGGGTCTGCCGATGAGCCAGATACCCAGAACCCCTATCCGACCTCAATATTCGTCCACCTGATCGTCCCCGCTCATCGCCTCAACCACCCGCAGAATCTCATAGCCACCACTCAACCCGTCCACCTGATCGTCATGCACGTCTTTCAGCCCGAAGACTCTCAACTCATCCAAGAATGCTTCGTTCCACCCCCCCGCCAGGATGAACACTTTCCCTTCCCTCGCTCTTGCCGCGACCGGCTTCGCCCTCGTAGCCTTGTCCCCTGATGGGATCAGACGCATGACTCGATGACCGTCGAGAACACTCGCTCGGTAGTGCGCCACCACGGTCTTGCCGCTCGCGCCCCTCTCCTGCTCGATCGACTGCACCGTCGAGGATCCATCCAAGGTCGCGGTCGCCCGGACCAGTTCTTCCACGCCGCCAGGGTCGCGCCGATCCCGCGCGACGTGTTCAACTATCCAGTACGGCGGCGGCGGTAGCGAATGGCCCCCGGCGCGGAACTTCTCAACCATCGCGTCGCTCAACCTCGACCACTTGGACAGCTTCACCCCGGCAGTCCAGTCAGGATCCGGGTTGTCGTCGGTCGCCTTCGTCGCAGCGAAGTCCCAATGCCGGACCGTCGAAATCAGGTAGCTCCGATGTGGTAGCTCGCTTCGGTCGAGAATCATCATCTCGTCCGGCTCGAAGAACCCACCGACTGATTCCGCGTCCCAGTCGCCCTTTCTCAGTTGCAGGAACGTGGTGGTCGAAAGTTCGCTCAGCGATTGCTCATACACGTTGATGTCCAAGAACGGGTTGTCCTCGATGAACGCCGGGATGAACAGCCGGTTCGGATTGTCTTTCACCCCGACTGGCAGCCCGAACCGTTTCTTGACCCACAGATGCCCGCGCCCGCCAGGGTTGCTTGCGCCCCTCATCCTGATCGGCACGTTCGAGCCCAAGAGCCTTCTCAACCGCGAAAACATATACGTGTATTGCTCTTGGGAAAACTGGGTCAGTTCGTCAAACCCGATGAACTGGAACTCGGCGGACTGGTACCGCTTCTCGTCCCCGTCGTGCTCCATGTAGCCGAATTGGAGTGACGCGCCGGTCGAGAACCGCCAGACCTTTCCTTCGCCGTCCCAGGCTGCCTCCTTGTTCCCGTCCCACCATTGGTGTGACCGATGCATCAGCGCGCCAGGGAGCGCGAGATCTCGGTACGTGCGGCGAAAGATCATCGCTGAATATCCAGGCACGTCGAGATATTGGGACGCGGCGCGAAGAACCCCTTCGCTTTTCCCGCCCCCCGCCGCGCCCCCGTACAGGATCTCCAACACGTCGTCGAGCAAACAGAACGTCTGCTGTTTGACGTTGCGAACCCCAGTCTCGGGATTCACGAACCCAGTTTGGATGAACCTATTCGTCCTCGGGGTCAGCGACCGCGCGATACGGGATCGCTCGGCTTCCGACATCGACGACAACAGGGTCCGGTAGTCCGCGGTCCCTAATGACGGCATTCAAGTTTCCTATCATTTCAGCCAACTCGTCGGTCGTCTGGATTATCACTTCATGCGACGAGACAGTCTGGTTCTGCGTGATCTCGGTCGGCATTCCGATAGCCAACCTCTCCGCGTTCATGAGAGCAGGGATCGCGCGTGCCGCGTCGCGCATGTACCGGTACAACTCTTTGGCGCCCAGCGCGGACAGTTCTTCCAGCATGGAGGCACCTTTCGCTTCCGCCGCCTCGAACGCCATCGCCAGTTGCTTGATCCCTTTGGCCGCGATGTCTCCATGCCTCGATGCCATCTCCATCGTCTTCTCAGCGATCGTCGCAGACCAGATCCGCTGCCTCCACTGGTCATACGCGCGGGCTCGTGCATTCCAGTCAAAGTCGGATCCCACCTTTCGCACATACGTTCCAGTCACGGCCATCTTGTCCGCGACCTCTTGCTTCGTCCGTCCCATCCCGAGAGACAAAAACGCGGTGAACAGTTCGTACTGCCGGTCTGTCTCCCCGTCGATCTGGTACCAGGCTTCGTTCTCGCCGGTTGAGTCAATCGCCTTCTGGGATACCTCGCGCCCGAACTCGACCTCATCCCACGTCCCGATCTCGAAACCCTCAACGTCTACTTCAACTTCACGGTCAAAGTCGTCGACCGCGTCGATCACGGTCCTGAAGCTCGATGTCTTTCTCACGGTCGAGATGATAGGCCCGAACGAGTAGAGTTATCTTGACACCGAGTGAGAGGAACCCCATGGCCCGCAGTCGCATCTATCCGCGCATCTACTCGTTCTGGATCAAATGGCGCCAACGACTCCTGCTCGCCAAGCGCGCCCTCAAAGGTCAGCCTGTGCTCGCGGTCCCCTCGGGAGGCGTCGTGGACGGGGTCACGGTCTACGGGGGCGTTTGGCTCGACCTGGGGTCCAGGTTCGAGAACAACACCATCCGCGTTGAGTGAGATGTCAGCCGACTACCAGCCCGACCATTTCCTCAACCCGGCGCCCCCGATCTGGCAGAACCGCGTCCGCTGTTTCGTCTTCTCCCATGATTGGACCCTCTACGCGTTCAACCATTGGACCCTGCAAGCGGACCTGATCTGCGTCGCCTGCTCTCGGACGATCACCTTCGACCTCGCTAGTCTCACGCCTGAAATACAGGAGGTCGGTTCGGTGGAAGAATTGATTGCGCCCCCGAACGGACCCGAGCGGATCGATCCCGGCGACCTTCATCGCCGAGCAAGGTTCGTCCCCGAAGACGCGACCGTTGAGGAACACTGATGGCAACGATCCTTCCCGCTAGCGCGTTCTCGCATCGTGTCCCCAATGATCTCGAACTGATCCGCCAGATCGTCCAGCACGAGGTCCAATACTTCTCGATGGAGAAGGGCGACCTTGAAATGTACCGCGACTACTACGAGGGCGAGCAGTTGCTCGTCTACGGATCCGAGAAGTTCAAATCCACTTTCGGTGACGACTTCAAGGGCTTCAAAGACAACTGGTGCGGGGTGGTGGTTGACGCGCTGGTCGACAAACTCGAAGTCGAGCATTTCGCCATCCGCGAGGACCAGGGTGAAGGGTCGTCCTCTCCCGAGTCAACCAACTCGACTCTCAACGACAAGTTTCAGCGCGCCCTCGAACTTTCCAATTTCGACTTCCAGCAGGACGAGCTACACGAATACTCGGTCGCCCAGGGACGCGGCTTCATGGTGGTTTGGCCGAACCCGATAACCGGATTCGATCTTCATTGGAACCCTGCGGAAATCATGCGGATCACCTACACGAACTACGACCCGTTCACCCCCGCGTACGCGGTGAAGCGTTGGCAGGACGAATCGGGGGAGATTCTCGTCACGGTTTACACCGCGGATTTCGTCTACAAGTTCACCGAGTCGGCCGCGAGGCAAATCCTCCCGATCAACGACCGATATGGAATCATGTCGACCATTCCCGATAGCTCCGGTGTTGGGGGTTCTCTGGTCGAGCGGCGCGCCATCGACCCGCACACGAACCAGCCTGAACCGTGGCCGCTGCCCAACCCGCTCGGCGTCGTCCCGGTCGTCGAGTTCGCCAACAAGCGAGGTAGCGAGCTTTCCGACGTGATCCCCCAGCAGGACGCGGTCAACTACATCTTGATTTCCACTCTCGTCGCCGGGGAGTTCGCGGCCTTCCCCCAACGGGTTTTCTATACGCACGCGAAGGCACCCGCGGACGGATTCGATCATTCTCCGGGGAAAGTCTGGCGGTTCCCGATCGGGTTTGACGCGGAAGGAAAGCCGCTCCCGTTCCAGACCCACGAGTTCCGGCCCGCGACCTTGGGGGACTTCCGCCAGATCCACGACATGATGCTGCAAGACATGGCTTTGACCTCGAAAACCCCGGTGCGGTATTTCATGCAGTCCGACCGTGGTGGACGCGGGGACGCGCCCAGCGGTGATTCCCTCATCGTCGACGACCAGCCATTGCTCGACAAGGTGGAAGACCGACAAGTCAGATTCGGGGTCGGGTACAAGCGACTGGCGCGGGTCGCCGCCCTCGCGTTGTCGAACACCAAGGCGACCAACGGACTACTCCCCCCAGTGATCGCAGACGTACAGTGGAAGGATCGGCGCGCCGACTTCCGCTCCGTCCTGCTCGAAGACGGGTTGAAGATGAAGGAGATCGGCCTGCCCTTGTCCGTCATCATCAAGAAGCTCGGTCTGGGCCGCGACGAGGTCGCCGAACTGGAATCCATGATCGAGTCCGGCCAAATCCAAGACCTCCCGACGAAGTCTGTCCGCGTGATCGGGGACGAGGGGACGAGCGAGCCCGAGCCTGAGCCAGTCAGTCCTCCCGCCTCATCCGCGTCATCCGCTCCCTCTAATCGTGTAGACTGACTCGCGGTCACCCTGGACAAGTGGCTGCTCAATCGGCCCCCCTGGAAGTCTCATCTCCTTCCAGGGGGGCTTTTCGTTACCCAAACTACCGACTCGTTTCAACTTCCCTCTATGCTCGATACCAGCACGAATAGACCCAGGAGGTTGTGCGATGTACGGGAACAAAGGGATGGTCGACTCCAAGGCTCGGATCGAGAGGATCCGGCGCCTGTGGCTGTTCGGTAGCGAAGGCGAGTCGGGGACAGGGACGAACCCGCCCTCAGTTGACCCGCCAGCCACCGATCCGCCTGCTACTGATCCGCCCGCCCCAGTTGACCCGCCCGAACCGGACACGTTCGACCGGGCGTATGTCACCAAGATCCGAGAAGAGGCCGCGGCCAACCGCGTCAAGGCCAAAGAACTCGAAGCCAAGCTGAAGGAATACGAGGACCGTGACCTCAGCGAAATTGACAAGGCGAAGAAGGACGCCGAGGCAGCCGCAGCAGAACGCGACGGCCTGCGTGCCGAGTTGGTCGAGACAAGGCGCGAGAGTCTCGTTCACAAGGTGGCCGCTGAACTGAAGTTCAACGACCCGTACGACGCCCTCGCCCTACTCCCCGCCCTCGAACCCGGTGACGACGGACTCCCGTCCGAACGCGCCGTCAAAGGTGCGCTCGAAACGATCCTGAAAGCCAAGCCGTACCTCGCGGCCGTTCAATCCCCTGGTGGGGGCGACGGCAACTTCCGAGGAAACCCACCGCCTCCGAGCGATGAACGCGCGAAGGCACTCGAAGAGGAATTCCAACGAAAGGGTGGCGTGCGAGTCAGCTAGGAGAACAGATTCCCTAACCCTCGTGTATAGGTCGAGGGTCGGGTTCGGCTACTCTCCCAATCGACATACCCGCTCCCAGGAGGACACCAAATGTCATATATCAGCGAAGCCCCCATCGGTGGCAAGTTTCGCGCCGTGGCCCACGCGGACCTGGACACGGATCCGGGTTTGTGGGGAGATGCCGACCTTCTTTGTGTCCAGGTGGGCGCAGCGGGAACGCTCGAAGCCGCGTCCGCGACCGTCTGCCACGGTGTCATTTGGACCCGTGAGGGTCGCAAGGGCGGCACCGACGACAATCTCATCATCGGCGGTCGGACCTACACGGTCCTGACCCGCGGCATTCTCTCGGAGATGGAAGTGGGCGCCTCGCCTGCTCTCGCCGCTGGCGATCAGGTCTACGCAGCCGCATCCGGCGATGTCGTTGTCGGTGGCGCAGGCGCAGGCGCAGGTGCCAAGTACATCGGCGTAATGGTCAACGACTCTACGCTCGTGCTCGACATCGGCCTCGGCGCAGACGGCACCGTGTAATCGACCCCGAAGGAGGACAACCATGACCAAGACTCTCACGAGAGCCTCCATCGCGGAGGTTGCTCGCAATGCGACAGAAATGTTCGCAACCGCCAAGGCAGTGAACGACGCGCGTCTCGCGCGGATGAACTCGCTGCGCCTGTCCGGTTCGGACCTCGCCCACCTGGCGCTGTACGGCTCGGACGTGATCGGGGAAGCCCCCGCGGGTTACCACTCACGCGTCGATGCCATCGACCACGTTCCCGGTTCCCGACTGACCCGCGACGGTCAGCCGATCTCCGAGATCTGGAACGAGATGCAGCAGCGGAACAACCTGTTCAACCAGCACACGTCGTTTGTCGTGTCGCTGCTCACCTTCTCGGTGACGCGACCGACCGACAAGGTGGGCGTGTATTCACGCGCCAAGTTCGAGCAGGCGACTGAGTTCGGTCGTCCGTCGAAGATCCGTCTGGCCTACCAGACGCGCGGCTTCCCGCTCGATCACTTCGACCTGGGATACGGCTTCACCGTCGAATTCCTCGACGATGCGGACAGCCGCCAGATCACGCAGATGGCCGCACAGGCGGAATCCGCGTACTGGGATCTTCAGTACGAGACCGCGTTGCTTGCCCTGTTCGAGAACGTCAACGCGACGGACAAGGACGGCGTGTCCGTGTCGCGCCTCTACAACAACGACGGCGAGGTTCCCCCCGCCTACAAGCGTTGGGAGCACGACGGAACCCACACGCACTACGCGGTGGGCGCGACCCTGACCGAAGCGGTGCTGAACTCGCTGGAAGAGCACCTGATCCATCACGGGTATGGGGACAACGGGGAAACCCTCGTCCTGCACATCCACCGGGATCAGGTGGCGACAGTCCAGGCGCTCGCCAAGTTCGTCCCTGCGTCCGAGGCAACGCGGCCTTCGATCATCGACGGTCCAGTGCGCGGCCAGGAGCGTTCGGCTCCCTCCGGGCTCGAAATCGTCGGCTACCACAACAAGCTCGTGATCGTCGAGAACAATATGATCCCGACCGGATACATCGTTCTCGTCGCATCCGGTGGGGCACTCTCGGCCCAGAACGTGATCGGACTGCGTCAGCACGAGAACCCGTCAGCGCGGGGTCTCAGGTTGATCGAGGGTGGCCGGACGGAGTACCCGCTGGTCGACTCGGTCTACGACTGCTACATGGGTGCCGGTGTCCGGCATCGTGGAGCAGCCGCAGTGTTCCAGATCACGGCTGGTGCCTACGAGGTTCCCGAGATCTAAGTGAGGTAAGCTGAAACCGGCCCCTGTAAGAGACCGGCCTCGGCGTGACAGGCAAAGGGGAGAGGGACCACCAACCTCTCCCCTTTGCTATGCCTACTCGGGTATGCTGGACCCCACCACCCGAAAGGATCCCATGCCGAACCTCTCCGACTCTGATCGTCATGCGATTGGCCTGCGCATCCGCGACCTTCGCAGGACAGGCAAACCGTTCGAGGCGGAAGCTCTCGAAGGCGCGCTCAGGAACGACGAGAACCCGCCTGCGAGCTTGATGGGCAAAGGCAAGTTCAAGCCCGAGAAGTCGATCAATGTCCCGCTCGCTGATCTGGTCATTCCCCCCAGGAGTGGGCGTGGGTCAGGCAAGAACGCGTGGGCGGAACTCGCGCTCACTGTCATGGACGTAGAGCCCCAAGTGATCGAAGCCCTGTCGCGCGACGAGGTCATTGATCTGCTCGAAGCACGCGGGATCATCGGCCCGGAAGACGAGGACGAGTGATTCGGGCGATAGCACCCTGTTCGCCTAGGGTTTCCCCCGCTTCTGTCACTACCATCGGCACCGACTCATAGGAGGGTCTTATGCGAAATCTCAGTCAACTGACACGTAGGGCCGTCTCCGATGTGCTCGGCGTGCATGGCAACATCATCGCGCTGGTCAGGAACGAGGAAACGGGCTTCCTCCGCGTCTACCAGACGCACAATATCGTGACCGATGCGGGCGACATCTACTACGCCCAATCCGCTGCCGGTGAAGCCGTCACCAACGCGTTCGACACCTTGTGGCTTGGTGATGGTGGTTCGGCCCCCGCCAAGGGCAACGACTCCGACGACATCACCCTGATCGCTTCGTCTGCGAAGCTGGTCAAGGCGACCTACCCGCTGACCGACGATGGGGACGCCGACAACACGGGTGCTGCTGCCGATGTCCTCACCTGGACGTTCGAGTACGCGGCAGGCGACTTCAACCATGCTGCCATCACGGACGGCATGATCGGTGTCGGCGCCCACGGTGCTGCCGAACCCGCCCTCACCCATTTCGAGTTCTCGGGTGGCGCGTTCGAGAAGACCGCATCGGACACTCTGAAGGTGATTGTCAACCACACATTCAACGGCGTCTGATAGGACTATCCCGATGCCGAACGAACGGCTAGGGGCGCAAGAGAGGGTCACGGCCATTGTTGGTAGTGACCCTCTTTCTCGTCACCAAACCAAACGATGCTGCGTGGAGCGGTGTTGGCGGAAGACGTACTTCGATCACGTCATGAACTTCTCGTCTAGGTTCTGTCTGAAGCACACACCGAAGAGGAGGGAGTGAGCCATGGCGATAATATTGGATTCCTTCCGCTTTCGGGATCACGACAATGCCAACGTAGCGCTCAATGCATCTACCTTGTGGGGCATAGCCGTGAATACCAATGCCTCCTTCAATCCTGCACGACGATTTCGTCTTCGTGTTGATTTGCAAGCTGTGGATAGTGGGGCGACTTCTGCATATAAGCTTCAGTGGCGCAAAAACGCAGGTACTTTTGCTGATGTGGCTGTTAATTTCCCCGGCCAGTCCGACCTTCGTGCAGCGGGCCAGATCGATCCCGTAGAGATTGTCGCCAACACGGGGTATGTCGATCAAGATAGTACCGGTAACCTGATAGGGCCTGGTAGTGGATTTGTGACCGGAGATGGGATGGATATCACCAATTTGTCAGGGTCCATAACCATGTTCAGTACCTCAGAAACTGAACTCGAATGGTCCCTCTGGTATCACCTTTACGATGACGAGGGTGTCCCGTTTTTTGCTGATGGCGATACCATTGAGTTTCGAGTAGCGAGATCTGATGGAACTCCTCTTGCATCAACGGTGATCCCGACTGTCACCGTCGAAGTCCCAATCGGCTACATCGGTTTCAACCCCGCCGAATCTCCGGGCCATATCGGGCCGTTCGTTGACACCAACGACAATATGTACGCCCTGGTTGAAGCCTCAGCCCACAATCCGCTGCTGATCATGGTGAAGTCCACTGATGGGGGAGACACCTGGGCGCCGGTCGACATGGCCGGTGTCCCGGCAGGTGAAGACCTCGAAGGTATCGACGCCGTACAGGAAGGCGATGTGGTCCACGTTGCCCACTGGGTGACAGGGACACTGGCCGATGGCGTCTACTACCATCGGTTCAACCTCTCCGATCATTCCTCTCCCGACCAGTGGGCCGAGACCGACACTGTGATCGACAACGCGGGTGGAGCGGGGCTCGCGCGTCGGGATCAGAACTGCACGATCAGTGTCCTCTCCAACGGCGACCTCCGTGTGCTCTACCAGTATGAGGTTGCTCCGGTGGAGATCGGAATGCGATCCCGCATCTCGGGTACATGGGACACGTCAACTACGGTCATCTTCGACAACGCGAACGGAAGCTGGACGGGTGTTACTTCGGTCATCGACCCCGCCACCGACATCATCTATGCGTTTGCTCACGACGATGACACGGAACATCTCCGGGGCAAAGCCATCCTCGCCAACGGGTCACGCCAGAACCTTTTCGCCGACACTGAGACGACTACTGGCACCCTGGTTGATACGAACACTGGTTCGTCGCTAGAAGAAGAGATGAACTTCACCCCGCCGATCTTGTGGGATGACGGGGGCACCAAGCGTGTCTTCATAGCCTGGGTCGAGGACACCACCCTTGACCTGGAATCGGCCACCATCCAGGTCGGGTCTGGCGGGTCGGTCACGCTCAACGGTGGGGCGAACTCGACCACGTTCGTTAGCCGAAATGTTGGACAGGGCCGGATGCCCGATGTCACCGCCGCCAGGGACTCAACAGGTCGAATCCATCTGATCTACGCTCTCGCCGCCGATGATGTTGGTGGGGCGAGCGAGCTATATCGGAATTGGTCTGACGATGACGGGGCCACCTGGGAGTCGACCGAAGTGTTGGCCGATACTCGTTCATGGGAGAACCGCATCTCCATGCCGCGAGCGTTCACATTTACTCGCGGTGGGGGCGAATACCTTGGCTGGGTCTATTACGACGCCACCCTGTACGAAGAGGACGCTGATCCTGCCTTGCTCGGGAACGATGCAGCCGAGTTCATGGGTCACGTCTGGTACGAAGAAATCGCCTTTGCCATTATCTTCGATATCGTCATGGTGGTGACGGAGTAATGCTCCCTATCAAATCATGGAAGATCATCTACGCAGATGAGTCTGAGTTCACTTCTGAGGACGGAACATGGGCTGAAGCGCCCCCATTCGGTGTCCAGTGCGTCGTCTACTACCACGTCCCTGAGCCGTACAAGACCATTGACGGTGGGCGGGATAACGGCAACATCTACCTTTACTTCGGAGAGAGGATCCACCCTGACTATCAGGGGATCAAGATGGGGCTGTGGATGGACCGTGATGGAGCCTACCGGATACAGGATCTCGCTACTGCGTCTACCGCTCCCGAGGTCAACTGATGCCCACAATCTATCGCAAGACCAACACGGACTCGGACCTCACTGGTGGGGCCACCTACAACAAGGCGATCCTTCCGCCATCGTCGGACACGTCAGGCACCACCGACATCGTTGTTGCCGCTAATACGACCGTCAACGACTTCGGATATACCGCGGCTGGTATCCCTGGGGCCGCTGGGATCACCGGGGACTACACGGTCGAAGTCGAGGTCGTCACCGCCCAAGGTGACCTGTTCGCATCCATCGCGGTAGCTCGGGTCAATTCGGCGGGCACCCAGCAGGCCATTTCCTCATTCACGGCCGAGCAGGCGGTCGCGGTCGGAACTCTTACATTCAGCCTGTCGTCGATCAACCTTGGTACTTGGGTTGCCGGGGATCGACTCCGTGTCACCTACCGGATTCGCAACGCTCATCTCCACACTTCGCGTACCCAGACGATCCAACATGGAGGGGCCAACTCTGAGGTTGTCGCACCGTGGACCCCGCCTCCGATCAACAAGGTCCAGAATGAATCCGTGTCTCTTTCGGATGATGATTTCTCCATAAAGGGACTCTTGCACTTGGTGTCGGATTCCGTTTCCGTCTCTGAATCCGAAGCCCCCGTTGTGTTTAATACGCTGATTGTCGTTCAAGACGAGACTGTCAATATTGGCGTCAGTACCGCCGTTCCCTTTGACATCGTTCGGGTTGAGGAAGAATCCACTTCCCTGTCCGAAGCCACAGTCCGGTTCCTCGCGCTGGTCCGTTTGGAGGGCGAGTCGGTTTCTCTCACCGAAGCCCACATCAGCCTCCGCAGGCTCGTCCGATTGGTGCTAGAGACTTCCGCCGTTTCCGAGTCGGTCGAGAGGGTTGCTGTCCTCCTGCGCACGATCACTGAGTCCGTCGAGATCACTGAAGACGACACTCATCTCCGGTCACTGTTCCGGTTGGTCGCTGAGTCGGTTTCCGTCTCCGAAGCCGACTCTCATGTTCGCGGCCTTCTGCGCCTCCTGGCCGAAACAGTCGAAGTAGCCGAGGACTCTTCCGCGCTCAGATCCCTCCTACGACTGGTTCTCGAATCGGTGTCTGTGATCGAAGTCGACCAGTCCCTTCTCGGACTCGTTCGGCAGGTTGGGGAGACGGTCGAGACCTCCGAAGATGCCAAGTCGTACCGGAGCCTGATTCGCCTTCTTGCCGAGTCGGTCGAGATCACCGAATCCGACGATCATGTGCGACAACTCTTCCGCTTGGTTGCAGAAACAATCGAGGTTGAAGAGTCGGTCACTCGCCTTCGTGGTCTTCTGCGACTCGCGGCCGAGGTTGTTTCCATCTCCGAATCCGATGAGATGTACCGCGGCCTCGCGAGAATCATCTCCGAGTCCCTGTCGATCTCGGAGACTTCCAACCGGCTCCGCGCCCTGGTTCGTTCCGAGGTCGATACCATCGCGATTGCCGAACTGGACCTTCGCCTCCGAACCCTCGTCCGCGCGGTGTCCGAGACGGTCGACATCTCCGAAGCATCCATCCGCGTTCTCGGGTTACTCCATCTGATCTCCGAGACAGTCGAGATCACCGAGGCTGATCTGCACGTCCTGGTCGAGATCGCGGAAGAACTCGTTCGGATAGTGAACGAGTCTGTTGACCTGTCCGAAGCCGACGACTGGTTCCGGGGGATCCTCGAACTTGTCTCCGAATCCGTTTCAGTCACCGAGACTGTGGCGCGGCTCCGAACGATGGTCCGCGCGGTCACTGAGACAATCGACATTTCCGAGACGGTCGCCAACCTTCGTGACCTCCTACGTCTCGCCTCCGACTCGATCTCCCTCACCGAGACGGATCTTCACTTCCGCGGCCTCATCCGCTCGATCACCGAGTCGGTTTCGATCTCCGAATCCGCGCTCGAAATCTTGGTCACGATTGCAGAAGAGATCGTCAAGCTGGTGGCCGAGTCAGTTTCCATCTCCGAAACCGACGACTGGTTGCGCGGCCTCTTCAAGATCGAATCCGAGTCCGTTTCAATCACCGAACTGGTTGCCACGCTCCGCGCCCTCGCGCGCATCGAGTCCGAGGTTCTCGAAGTCGACGAATCCGACGCGATCTTCCGGGCTCTGGTCCGCGCCATCCCCGAGTCAATCTCGATCACCGAAACCACCACGCGCCTCCGTTCCCTCATCCGCCTGTTCTCCGATGTTGTTGCCATCTCGGACACTCAGATCCACGCCCGTGATCGGATCCGCCTTCAGGCGGAACTCGCGTCCATCGTCGAATCCCCCGTCTGGATACGCGGGTTCTTCAAGATCGTGGCTGAGACGATCGAACTGTCCGAAACGGTCGCCTCTTTCGTCGCGGAGGCATACACCGGAGTTCTCCGCAAGTACCGGGATTTCCGAGCACGGAACCGTGATTACAGCCAACGTGACCGGGACTACGACTCGCCGCGTGACCGCGACTACGACTGATTGGCTAGGATCCTTTTCATGGCCCTCGACCCGACGATCCTCCGCAAGATCCGACATGAGATCGGGCAGTCCGAGTTCGCGGACATCGATGACGACGATGCGCTAGAGATCATCTTCAACGATGTGGACGAAGGCAATTCGTCAGTCCTTTCCACCGCGCTGATCGTCTGGCGTTGGCGACTCGGTCAACTCTCCTCCCGCGCGTTCGACGTGTCGACCGAAGGCACTTTGCTCTCCCGCAACCAGCGGATCCGGTTCATCGAGCGGAGAATCAAAGAACTTGAAGTCCTCACCGACTTGACCGCGCGGGCCGAGAACATGGCCGTCAACCCGCCCTTGTCTGTCTCCGGCGACTTCACAATCAGCGGGAGCGCAGAGTTCTCGTGATGGAAGCGGAGACGAGCGCGGAGGAGGCCGTCACCCTTGACTCGTGTACCGCGATGGTCGAGGCGATCGCACCCCGTGTTCGCGACACCGCTCCGATGATCCTCCCCCTGCTCGTTTCGGACCTCCCGAACGAGGGTGTCGGGTTCGTCTGGCTCCAGGGCATCTCGCACGTTCGCAACCAAGCTCAGTCCCCACACCGGTTCTCGTTCTCCCCAACGCGGCTGTCCGAACTGATTTCTGAGAACCACGACGTTGATCCCCAATACATGTACCACTCGCACCCGTCCGGACAACTCAACCTGTCCTCGGACGACTGGATGGCCCTCCGACACAACTGGCATGAGGGCTTCCGTGTCCCCTGGGTCGTGTTCCCGATGCGCGCGGGGCGAGACAGCTACGACGACTGGAAGCTCGGAAAAGTCGCAGACACACGGGTCGGGATCTACACCCCCGAGTACTACAGGACCATCGTTCTGAAGTAGCCTGTCATCATGGCAGTCCCACTCACCGGCACCGTCCTGTCCGAGATCGAACTCGACGGGATTCGGGATGACGTTGAAATCATCTTCACCGATGAGGTCCGTTTCTACCGGCCTACCTCGCTCGGAACACTGAACACCGCGACCAGCCAGTTCGAGAACCCGACTTCGGGACTCATCTACGAGGGGCCGGGGCAAGTGACCCCGATCCGGTCACGCCGTGACAAGTTCGACGTGATCGGCGAAGGGACGATCTTCACCCGGCAGTATCGAATCTCGATCCCGTGGGAGGCCGGGTTAGTCGATCCGCTGCAAGGGGTCCAGATTCGGGACCGCGCGGTGACCCTCACTTCGCGCGATCCGCAGTTGGTTGGCCGGATCTTCGAGGTCCGCGACGCGACCACGAGCACGAACATCGGATACCGCCAGATCACGGTTCACGACTTCAGGGAGTAGGCGAACCATGGCCGCTGGGTTCCTGACCACCGCGCAGTTGAAGACGCGCAACCAGACCCTCGACCGGATGGACCGCGGGGGGAAACGGCAGTTTTCATCCCGCGTCGGCATCGACATCGAAGTCCAGGGCGTGACGGTCATGGCCGAACACCTAGACGCAGCGCGCGCGATTGTTACCCAGATCGCCCCCCAGATTGTCGCCGTGTCCGCGGTGCTCGGGATCTCCTACGCGCGCGAACTTGTTCCTTGGGACACGGGAGCTACCAACTGGTCGATCCACGCCGACCCGGTCAAGTCCTCCCCTGGTGGGGCGTTCTGGACTGACTACGGTCCAACCACGTACTACGCCCGGTGGCTCGAATGGGGAACCATCCGCATGGCCCCGCGCCCGTTCATGATCCCGTCCGCGGACCTTGTCGCCCCCGCGTTCACATTGGCGATGATGGAACTCGCCTCAGTCGTCGACAAGCACACGGGGTCGAGCCTCAATTCACCTGGGCGGGCGGGCAACATTCTGTCCGACCCTGGAATCCGTTCGACGTTCACTGGGCTGCGCTCCTTCCTGTATTCAGGCTCGAAGTACCTAGGAGATGTCGCGATCATCGGCGGGGCGGATTTCATCAACCCGGTTCGTTCCCAGATGCTCCAACTCGCGCGTGTGCTCGGGGACGTGAACGCATCAATGAAGGGTGCGCTCAACACGCGTATCCGTACTCGACTGTCGGGCCGCGCGACTGCCCGCATCGTCGGGTTCGGACGTGCGTCCTTCTTCGGCTCAGGGATCTACTCGGCGAACGTGGCGACCGGGGCGGGCTCGCGTGTGTACCAAAGACTGGCTGGCTCGATCTCGGGCTCCGCACTCACCGGTCTGAACTTCCGGTAGTCCTAGAATCATCTCATGGCCCGAACTCACCCCGTCATCCTCGACCACTTGAACGGGATCAGGAACGCGATCATCGCCGGGGGATTCAACTTCCCGATCGAGCAGTACCGGCGCCCGCAGGACGGAGACATGAAGTACGTCGACCCGCCGTACTTGGTCCTCAGAACCTTCCCGTCCGCGGACCAAACGGACGGGCCGCTGAGCGACTCTGACGCGGACATCATTCTCCGCTTTCAGACCATGGGCGTCGGGTTCGATGAGGACCAGGCGATCAACATTGTCGACCGTGTTCGGCCACGAATGCAGAGGGAGCTAATCACGATCACGGGCCGTCGTGTCATGGACGTGCGTGGCATGATCGTCACGGGCGGAGCGAATATCGACAACAACCTCCCTACTCCGTTCTACTACTCTCATGACATCTGGGAAGTTTGGACAACTCCAAGTTCGAGTTGAATCTGACTATCCCAGCGCCAACCCAGCTAGCCGAAGGAGCAGTGCAATGGCAGAGAAAGAAAAGAAGTCCGCGAACGTGGTGATGGTCCATCCCGTGAGCAAAGGCCGCGCTGTCGCCACTCGGCGCGCCTTCGACAACGTCTGGTCGAAGCGTGGCTGGACGATCGAGACGAAGGCTGCTGCGGCGAAGGAAGAAGCCAAGTCCGGCTCCAGCGAGTGACATTTGGGCCGGGTGGCGACCCACTCCCCGCCGTTTACCCGGCCCAAACCTCACCCTCTAGTTCAGGGTGAAACTTTCCCCCTGCGGTTACCAACCTTCTCGCCTTCCCGTCTACTCTCTGGATTGACTTCCGAAGGAGAAACATGGCCCGCTTGATCGCAGATGGTGAAGTCCGAATCCACTTCGCCCCCGCAGTTGCCGACCTGGATGCGCCCACCATTGCGGAGATCGTGACCGCGGGCGACAACATCACCCCGTACCTATCCTCGCTCGACACTCCGCTCGAAGGCGAGGCCGTTCCGTCCGCCGACCTTTCGTCCGCCTTCAACAAGACGGTGCCGGGAACCTTCGGTGGGGAGATGATCGGTGAGTTCTACCGCGACGACACCGCGGACGATGCCTACGACCTGCTCCCCAGGAACACACTCGGATATGTGGTCGTCCGAAGGTTCGGCGGGTCGACCGTCGAACTGACCGCGGCGGACGTTGTCGAAGTGTGGCCTGTTCGTGTCATCACCCGGTCCCCGTCTCCGCTCTCTCGGGGAACCGTCCAGATGTTCACGGTGAACATGGCGACTCTCGACGACCCGGTGGTTGACGCGGTGGTCACCGCGTAACGACCCTAATCGTGGCCTGACTTTCGCCTTCGGATCAGGTCGCCCCCGCAGGTGCCGGGGGATCCGCCCCAACGATCCCCTGCCGCCTGCTCCAGTCTCAGTCCCCATTGATGGCCCGATGGGGACTGAGGCGCGTTCGGGGTGAACCATGAACCGGACGCCCCTCTACTCGATTCCGCTACTATGCCCTTCATGGCAACACCACCAACCCCGTCCAAGTCCACCGCAGCGTCAAGGCTGACCACGTCCGAGATCATCGCCAAGAGGAAACGGAACCGGAAAAGCGCCACCGTTCTTCTCGACCCGGACCTGAAAGACGAGATCGACAAGCTCGCGGCGGACATCGCGGCAGAAGAGCGCAAAGGCAAGCGGCTGGGCGGTTCGTTGGCCGAGAACTCGTCGGTCACTATCCAGTCCATGCGGGAAGGACTCGCCACCCTGTACGAGAACGCGAAAGCGCACTCTGCGACCTTCCTCTTCCAAGACATCGGGCGCCACGAGTTCGTCGAGCTTTTGAAGGAGCATCGCCCGACCGAGGAAACGCTGAAATACTACGAAGAGGAAGGCCAGGACCGTCCCGAGTTCGAGCCCGACACGTTCGTTCCCGCGCTACTCCACCTGTCGTCGTATGAGCCGAAGATCACCCCCGAAGAGGCTCAGGATATTTACACCACATGGTCCGAGGGCGACATCGAGACTCTCTTCATGGCCGCGTACATCGCGTGTAGAGAGAGAACCTCTATCCCTTTCTCCGAAGCCGGTATCGAACAGATTGGGAGTACCGAGCCTTCCTCGACTACCGGCTCGACCGTGGCATTGGACGGAAGCGATGGGACCGAGACTTCGACGAAGTAGACCATGACGAGATCCTCATGTGGCTGTCCGAAAGGGCCGTCGCGTGCGAGGTCTGTCATACCCGGCTCGACGAATGGGAAGAGGTCGACGAGAACGGGAAGGTGAAGTTCCTCAACCCGTATCTCCCGCATGTGTACGTCTGCCCAGGGTGCAAGGCGACCGGGGAAGCGTACGAAGCTGTGTCCAAGTCCGCGGGCAAGAACCATTCGACCCATGGGGCGAAGGTGCGGTTGATAACCCCCGAGCAAAAGAAGGCGATGATCCAGAACGACGCGCTCGCTCGGATCAAGGCGAAAGAGTTGGGCGGGTTGGCTGGCGGCGACGTTCCCTAGAGACGAACCGGCCGAGGGACTAGTCACCCTCTCCTATCCTCTCTTCCGTGGACAAAACGATCTCCGTACGCCTCATCGCGAAAGTCGGTGAATACAACGCGGGGCTGGCGTCCGCATCGGGGACCACCCGCAAATTCGGATCCGATGTCCAGCAGTCAGGCAAGCGCGCTGCGAACGCGGCGACCGGGTTAGCTGCAACCGCAGCGATGGCCGGGAAGGCGATCCTTCTCGGCATCGGTGGGGCGATGGCCGTGTCCGCGAAAGCCGCGGTCGAGTTCGAGTCCTCGCTGACCGGGGTTGCGAAAACGACCAACCTCGCGGGTGGCGCGTTTGATCGAGCGAACTCCCCGCTCGCGCAGTTCGGGGACCAGTTACGTCGCCTCGCCCTCACTGAAGTTCCGCTCAACGTCAACGAACTCGCCAAGATCGCGGAACTGGGCGGGCAGTTGGGTGTGGCGGTCCCCGACCTGATCGACTTCACCGAGGTCGTCGCGAAGCTCGGAGTCACAACCAACCTGGCGACCCAAGAGGGTGCGACCGGGTTGGCCCGTTTCATGAACATCATGCGGACGGACTTCGCGAACGTCGACCGGATCGGGTCCGCGATTGTCGCGCTGGGCAACAACTTCGCGACGACTGAGGCTGAGATCCTCGGGTTTGCTGTTCGCCTCGCCCCGATCGGCGCGACAGTTGGGGCGACCGAATCTGAGATCCTCGCGCTCTCAACTGCACTCACGTCTCTTGGCATCCCCGCCGAACGTGGTGGCACCGCGTTGCAACGCGTGTTTATTAAGATGAAGTCGGCGGTCGACGGTGGCGGGGATTCCCTGGCCGCGTTCGCGCGGGCCACCGGCATGACCGAGGAAGCCTTCTCGAAGCTGTTCCGCACGTCGCCTGCACGCGCGTTCGCGGCGCTCGCCAAAGGACTCGACGACATCAACGAGTCGGGCGGGAACGTCTTCGGCACGCTCGATCAACTCGAACTGTCCGAACAAAGAACTGTCGCGACCCTCCTGGCCGTCGCATCCGGCTACGAGGTTCTCGACGAGGCGATCGGCATGTCGGACGACGCGTACCGGGAGAACATCGCACTCAACGAAGAAGCGGCACTCAGGTTTGGAACCAACGCGAGCCAAGTGCAGTTCCTTGCCAACACGTTCAACGATCTGAAGATCGAAATTGGGAACATGCTGATCGGGCGTGGCGGACTGATTGCATTCATCGATGGGTTGCGGGCGTTCCTGGAGATCGTGACCGAGAACATCGACGCGGTTGGCGGCTTCACGAAGGTTCTCGGCGGGATCGCGTTCCTGTCGGTCGGACTGGGGCTGCAAAAGGTCATCGGGAGCTTGGTTGCCAAGGCGGTTGCGTGGAAAACACTCGGGACGGCGATCAAGACCGGGACCGCGACATTCGGGACCGCACAAAGGGCGCTGGCTGGGTTGGCTATCACGATGAATGTCGCATTGGCCGCAGCAGCACTGGTCGCCGCAGCGTGGGCATGGCAGGCAGTCAAGGCAGCGGAACTGCGTGCCCAGGTTCGGCAGTTGAATGACGAGATCGAAGGCGGGAAGGATCCGGTCGATGCGCTCATTTCGTCCCTCCGCGAATCCGGCGACATAACGTCAGACTTTGAAGACGTGTTAGCACGTCAGGGGATCTCGGTTCGAGAGTGGGCAACAGCCATGCTCGAAGGGAAGGGTGCAGTTGACGATCTGTTTGGGACGCGTCCGCAAGACGTTGGGTTGGCAGCGCTTCTTGATTTCAGTTTCCTCGCCCAAGACATAACGACAGATGTGAATTCCGTAGTAACGGCATCGCAAGCGGCCAATGAGGTCGTTGGTGAACTCTTCAGTAAGAAGAAGAACGAGATCCGTCAGCAGATCATGGACCTAGATTCCGCCGCCAATATGACCTACGAGGAAGTTGACCACCTGGCCCAAAAGATGCTCGACTTCTTCGGACTCAACGTATCCGCCTCCGAAGTCGGCAAGTGGCTCGCCGGGGATCAGCAACTCCGCGCGGACTTCGGATGGGGCGAAGGGTTCCTCGAAGAGACGCGCGAAGTCGAAAAGTCCTTCATGGAGATCATCAAGAACCTGGACGACGGGGGCACCGACATTCTCGTCGGGATCTTCGAGGATGCACAGGTAGCCGTCCAGAACTACCGGGAGTTCATGTCCGAGGCGTTTGGCGAGATCGCGGACTCGATCAGGGGCTCGTTCCCCGCATGGGATGAGTATGAGCGGACGACAAGTTTGGGCCTCAATGCCGCAATGGCGTCCCAGCGGTTGTATCTCCTGGACCTCCAAGACTGGGTCGACAACCGACAGTCGATGTTGGCGATCGCTTCGCCCGAAACGAGAGAATTTATCGAAGCCATGTCCCTTCCCGATCGGGCAGCGATGGCTCGTGGCTGGGCCGCGGGGGACACGATCATCCGATCTTTCATCCTCAACACGAACGAGAGTTTCGATCGGATGAACGAACACATCGGGACCGTAATGATGCAGGAAGCGCCCGCGCTCGCCCGCGAGGGCATGAACCTGATGTTGGCCGAAATCACCGGTACGGTCGTCGGGTCCGATATCCCCGGTGTGACCGGATATCAGCTTTACGAGGCCGTGTTGGAAGGGATCAAGTTCGCAGCCAACGAACTCGATGTCCCTGTCGACGAGTTCTTCGCTGGGATGAACTTTGAGGACAAGGTGGCGTTCTTCCGTGAGTTGGGTATCGATCTGGCGACCGCGCTCGGGCTCGGGTTGATTGAGGGACTGAACTCCCAAGGGAACGCGGTCGGCTCATCCGTCGACGCGCTCAACGAACGGCTGAAGAAGGAGTTCAAGGACGGGGTGGAGGTCAAGTCCCCCTCCAAGTTCACGTACTACATCGGCGAGATGCTGGGCGAGGGATTGCGGCTCGGATGGGCAGACGGGGTCAGGGACTTCGACATGACCCAACCGGTTCGACAGGCGATCCAGCCGAACGCGGCCTTCTCCCCGTCGATCACGCTCGAAGGCTCAGGCTCGTCTCGTTCGTTCACTCAGAACAACCACATCTACAACCCGAAGACACGGAACCTCGACCGGGATCTCCGCAAGACTGCGGCCCTCGCGGGCGCCCATGCAGAGTTCGGAGGCTGACCCATGGCGCACGATTTCAACTATCAGGTTGGGCCACTGGGCGCCTCCTTGACCGCGCTCTCCCTCTACGCCGAACGTGTCCGTTTGATCGAAGAGGGCACAGTCGGCAAGGTCGGCTCGAATGTGGTGATCCCTGGCCGCGGCGGCGCACGAGCCACTCCGTACAAACAGTACGACGAGGGTTCGATCACGCTCGAAGTCGTCCTCCGCTACACCGACGAGGACGGGATGATCGTCCACGCGGACGGGGCGGCAGGCCATGTGTATGAGAACAAGGAAGCGGTCGACGCCCTGTTCGACGGGGGGATGGGCCTGATCGTCGTACGCCGGGCGGTACCTCACTGGGGAACGGTAGACGCGATCGGGGAGGTCACTTCCCCTGTCCGCCCATCCGGTCCGCAGTGGTTCATGCACTACGAGATGGATCTGCCTATCCCCGTGTGGAAGTCGACGACCGTGAACTCAGAATCTTCGTCCCCGTTGGTTGTCGGTGGGTCCGCACGAGTCCAGGACGCGTCGGTGGACTTCTCAGCGGGTGCGTCGAGCCCGATCTTCACCCACACCCCGTCTGGTGCGACAGTCAGCTACATCGGGACAGTCCCGGCAGGCGGCGCTCGTGTCTTCCCTTACAACGGCACGGCGATCGCCCTTTCGGGCGGGGCAGACCTGTCCGCGTTCGTGAGGTTCAACCGCGACTACGGCCTGATCCTGGTCCCCGGCTCGAACGCATTCACGATTTCGTCCGGTACCGCGACCGTCAACTGGGCGAACCAGTGGAAAGCCGGGTGAGCTAACCGGTGCCCCAACGCGAAACCACACTTGAAGCCTGGACTTTGCCGAACCTCGCGGCCCCGTTCGCCCAGAAGTTCGCACTCACCCCGTACGTCAACTCGCGGACCTTCTCGATCGACTATTCCGCGGGTGGGGACGGGTCGATGGAACTCAGCCGCGACTTCCCATACTTCGACTCCTTCGTCCATGTCGACTCGCTCGACCACACGAACGATGTCGGGTCGCTGGTCCGCGTATGCAAAGACGGCACCCCGGTAGCTCACTACCTGGCGCGCCGGTTCGAGGACGACATCGACCCAACCGCGGTCCTCCGTCCGGTCACACTCCAGTCGCTCAACTTCTTCCTCGACCGAGCCCACGTCGCCCCGTACGACCACATTCCGGGCGATGATGCGAACTCGCCCAACCCGACCCTGGATCCTGACTGGGAGTACGGCGCCGAATCCGCCCTCCCGGTGCTCGGGAACGAGATCTCGAATGAACTGCACGAGGTCTGGCGTGGGTCCGATGTCACGATGGGGACGTTCCGGCTGTCAGACGGAGTGGACGACACCGACGACATCGACTGGGACGCATCGAACTCGGAGATCCGCACGAGACTCGAAACGGACATCGCCTCGATCGTCGACGTGTCGGTCCGCGGTGACGGCTCACTCAAAACCCCGTGGGAGATCGAATACGTCAACCCGGCGGGGAATGTCCCGTTCCTGATCTCCGTCTCCACCAACGCGACAGACGGGAACTTCTCGACCTCGATCACGCGTAACGGCGGCACGCTCGACCCGTCCCCCTGGCACAAGTCGTACAACCCGGTGACGAAGACCGAGCACGGGAACTACCAGGGCTTCGAGATCATGCACCGTGACGACGTACCCGCAGGATTACAGGCCGCGTCCGCGGACGAGTATTTCCTCCGGGTCAACCTCGACTCGGTAAACAACTCGACCGACTACGGCGGGGCTCAGATCCTCCCGAACGTCGAGCCAGGGTCGCGGTACCGGTCCTCAGTTCCCGTCTGGGCGGCGTTCGAGTTCGGTGCGCGACACGTCCTGCGCCAGATGAACGAGGTCCACATCGCGGACGGGGGCGATGTCACGGTGGCGGCGAGCACGCTGACCGAACTGACCATCCCGACGTTCACTACTGGGACATCGACAACCGAGATCATCTACCGGGTCGGGATCTTGGAGACGACCGACATCGGGGACATCTACATCGCCATCATGTCCGCGGTGCTGGCCCCTGGTGAGCCCGCTGCCAACTACGGCAAGATCATGAACGATCAGCTTGTTCCGATCAACGCCCGCGGGATGCTCACTTGGGTCACGCCGACCTGGACTGACGACCTGGACTCAGCCGGGGTTGCTTGGGATCAGCCGCTCCAATGGACCGTCAGCCACCGGCAGTCACTTCTTCAGCTAGTCGAATTCGCCCGTCAGTGGGGATATGAGTCGAGTGGGATCTACTGGTCGGTCGCGAACGCGCGCTTCCAATGGGATCTGTTCAACCCTGGGGGGGGCGGGTCAGTCCTCACCGAACCCGTCATCACGGTCGGGGACATCGACGGCACGAGCCCAGTAACCCACGTTTCCCCCGCCCTCTCATCCGCTTGGGCGTTCGGACGCAACGGCATCTGGGGACGGTACGAGGATCCTGATTTGATCGCCGCGTTCGGGATCTTGGAGTCGATGGACTTGGACCGACAGGGGCGCGAGAACCTTGTCACGCACGCGATGGAAGCGGTTGAGGCAGCGAAGATGTCCGCGACGGGGCAGCGGTTGAGGCTCAGGACCGACCGTTTCACCGCGTTCGTCGATGTCAACCCTGGCGACTTCATCGAAGTGAACCTCGGCCCGCGGTTCATCAACGGGGTCTATCGGGTCGCCGGTATCACCGATGTCGTCGACGAAGAGGGCGACGAATATCAGGAGTTCCATGTCGGAACGTTGGTGAAGGACGCGAGTACCGCGGTGACGGATACGGTCAGAGAGTTGTACCGCAAGTTCGAGCTAATCGACCAGGGGGACGGGTCGAGCGGGGCAATCAACCCGGCGCAGACGACGATCCCTGATCCAGTCCAAGGTCAACCCATCCTCATCGCCGCAGCCAACTCGCCGCAGGCATGGAAAGATGCCGCGTATGCGGTGGGGACAGGGACGGCGATTGCGGGTGGCGATGAAGTGACGATCAACACCGCTCGTGCCGACCATGACGCCCTCGGGATCGGCGCGCACATTCGACTTGCTCCCGGCACCTATTACGTGAGTCCCGAAACCAGCAGCATCGTTCTCACCAATTACTCTACCCTGGCTGGATTCGGCCACGACACCATCATCCAAATGGTCAACCCGACCGATAACGCGATCGACGAGTTTGCGATCACTATGGGGTCACACTGCGCTGTTCGGGATCTCACCATCAACGGAGCATGGCCCGCCAATTCCACCGAGTATGGAATCGACATTGGCGACTACTCGGTGATCGAGAATGTTCTGGGCGAGACCGGCAATGGCTGGCTCATTACCGGCATTGGCGACAATCCTCTGGTGCGTGGAGTCCGGTCCGAATGGGAGGGTGGGCTCGTCAATTACACCAACGCGTTCGGCGCTCGGATTATCGGCTGCTACGCCAACTCGTTCGGGATTGATGGCACCGGAATCGTCACGGTGGTCCAAGGGAGCGATCTTGTTATCTCTGAGTGTGACCTATGGACATACGGTTCCGGTTCCGATGTCATCCAACTTGGAGGAACCGGCCAAATCGACAAGGTTCGTATCGTCGGAAACCGACTCTTGCAGTACGGGTCTGGTGCCGCCACCACTTCCGTCGTCCGAGTCCTCGGGGCTATCGACTTCTTCGACAGCATCTTTGCCGACAACAGCATCACATCTTTTGATGGACTTGGTATCAGTATTGACGGAGCCGGTTCAGCCCTTCTCGCTTACGACAACATCATCAGCGACAATGTTATCTCTGCCCCGGTCTGGGGGGTCAAGATCGCTGCCGATGTCGATGTCCTTTCCATCGTTGGCAACTCCTTTTCCGGTGGTAGCGACGGGGGTCTCATCTGGTTTGATTGCGACATTGCATCAACCGACGCCCGTACCGTGCGAATTGTCGGAAACTCTTTCGATGACTTCAGCGCCGATGGATTGGTTTTTGAGGGAACGATCGGTGATGTTCTTATTGCTGCCAACATCTTCGCGGATGGGGGGAGCAGTACGAATGATTACGTCCGCATCGCCGGGGACCATGATCATTTCTTCATCACGGCCAACCGGCTTTCCCCCCGAGTCGGAGGGTCGGTCCCGAGATATGGGATCAACCCGACAGACGCCACCAACGCCCCCCAAGTGGTCGCTGTTGGCAACGACCTCCGGGGCACTTGGACTACCGCTCCTATCAACGTCACCAACTCCCCCATCGTGGACTACCCAGCCGACGCGACTTTCGGAGACAACTTCACCTAGAGTGAGGTTTCTCCCGACCTTTCCGCCTATCATCGCTCGAAGTCTGAAGGTAGGGAACCATGACTGAAGCTGTAACGCCGCCCAACTCAGCCGGTAGTGCCCCCCCCTCTAACCGTGCGGTGGTTAATACCCCGGACCCGACGCTGCTGACGATCGACTCGATCCGGCGCGAGATCGCCACCCTGGAAAATCTGTTTGACGTTCGACTGAAGGACGCTGAGAAGCTGCGGAATGAGAAGTTCTCTTCCATCGACAAGTTGATGGACCGGGCCGAGGAACTCCGCAAGGAGCAGAAGGCGGATACGAAATCCGCGGTTGATGCCGCACTCCACGCCCAGGTTGAGGCCACGGCCAAGATGGAGCGATCGATCTCTGAGCAGATAGCGTCGCTCCGGTCGAACTTCGAGACTGAGATCCGGGGGATCAGGACCGTTGAGGATGACCTGAAAGGCCGGATGACGGCGGTCGAGTCGGTCAAACAGGGCCAGTCCGAACAGAGGTCTGAGTCGCGTCAGATGTCCTCTGGGGTGATCGCCACAGTCGTCGGCGCCTTTACGATCCTGGTCGCTATCCTGTCCATCTACGCCTTCGTGGCAGGATCGGGAACATGACCGACGCCATCATTTACATCGGTTTGCTGGTCGGAGTCGCCGCTGCCCTATGGTGGGGGTTCGGTCGTCGCCCACCACCGGATTTGCCATGACAATCATTCACCGCCGGTTTGCCGGTATGTTGGAGTTCGACAGGAACGGCCCACCGCTGGAAGGCACCCCCGAGCAGCAAGCAGCGATCCGGGCGTCTGTTGAGCGGTATGCCCCGCACGACTCTCCGCTTCGTCGGGGGCTTCATGTTCTCGACCAGGCCGTCAACCGGGAAGGCAAGAACTTCATCCCCGTCTCGTTCGTTGATCTGGCATCCGAGAACAAACTAGGGTTCTGCTTCCCGACCGTTATGCTCCTTCACGAAGGACTGCACCCCGAATGGATCGAACGGACATTCTGGCATGAGGTCGGACACCTGATCGGATGGAAGACGCCCGCCTGGTCGCACCGGTCCGAGGATGCCGCCAACTATTTTCAGGAGTGGGCGATGGGCGGTCAACCGGATGGAGATGTGGCCGACCGACTACTCGCATAGGTAGCATCTAGTCCATGACAACACCGATCGCAGTCAAAGGCCAACGTCTCGAACATGCGACCTGGAAAGGCGATGGGCGAGACTACGGCCCGTATCGGTCGGGTCCGTATCGGTTGGTCCTTCACTCGACGGAGACGCGGACCCTCCCTGGATACAACGACGGGAACTCGGCGCCGCACGTGACGTTCAACCCGCTCGATCTCGCCTTCACTCAACATCTCGGGTTCGACCGTTCTGCAGGGGCGATGAGGAACGCGGCCGGTGGGGTTGAGACGAACGCGGACGGCGCAATCCAGATCGAAGTCATCTGTTATTCGGATCATCGGATCGCGGACGAAGTGAAGGGCTTGCGGTCCGACCAACTGTCCGACCGCGCTTACACCGCCCTCGCTGCCGCGGTCGCCGGGATCGGACGGGCGTACTCGATTCCGATGACCCCCTACCCGCAGAAGATCACGGACGGGCGCTGCTACGGAACCAACTCGCCATGCAGAATGACGAACGGGGAATGGGACCAGCGCGTCCTTCTCGACGGAACACCTTGGGGCGTGTGCGGGCATCGCAACGTTCCCGAGAACACTCACTGGGATCCGGGCTCGATCGACATTGTGCGGATCTGCAACGAGGCATACCAGATGTTGACGGCCCCTGTCCCCTCGACGCCGGAACTCCCGACCTCGCGTTTCTCCGATGTCCCGATCAACCATTGGGCTCACGAAGACGTTGAGTTCTTGGCCGACATCGGGATCGTCAAGGGCCAGGGTCCGGGAATCTTCGACCCTGAGTCATCCCCGACGCGTGCCGAGATGGCCGCTCTCATCGCCCGCGCAATCCGCTACACGAAAGGCACGCCATGATCCGACTGGTACGAATCCTCATGACCCTGCTCATTGGGCGCCTACTCGCCTGGGGGCCGATCGCGGCAGCCTGGGACGAATGGGGTCCGAAGATCGGACTGACCCGTGACACGCTCTACGACTGGGCCACCGTGTTCGGCATCGGGTTGGTCGTCACCGGAACCGAGATGCTGAAACGGTCGGACAAGACCGCCAAGTTCCTGAACTTCTTCAACAGGATCCTGTCGGCGGGACTGTCGAACTCGGATCCGAGCTACGCGACCGGCCCGCAGACGATGGTGCGTGTCGACGTGATCGAGAACCCCGAGGGTGAGCACGAGGTCGTCGAGGCCGCTATCCACAACCTCGAAGTCAACCCGAACGAGCCACACCCGTTGGACAATCCCCCAGTCGACCCGGCAAACTAGCGGGCAGAAATTCTCCCGTCGCGAAGTATGGGCTATCCCCCCAACGGGTAATATCGGGGTTGACTCCTGAAAGGAGTGACCGAAATGCTACGACGCATTGTTCTCGCTGTTGTCGTCGGGGTGGTCACGTTCCTAGCGTGCATCCTTCTCGGACTGCTACTGACCGCCCTCGAAGTCTCCTTCGCCGTGGCAATTGGCGCCTTCCTCACCCAATGGGCGGGAGTGATCGGATTGCTCGCAGCCATCTGGCACTTCTTCGGTGGCAGCACTTGGCTAGGGAGTCTCGGCAAGGCGGCTTGAATCTGATCGCGTGCCAAGGGGCCGGTTGGTCGTGTGTTAGCGGCTGACCGGCCCCTACTTTCTGCGCTTCTTCCGTTCCCCGACCCCGCGTAGCCTGACCATTTCGACCCGCATCCCCTCTTCGACGATCGCATGGGTCAGTTCGTCCAGGTCGAGCCGGGTGTTCGCCTGGACCCGTTTCCGCATTCGGCGCCGCTCCGTTTCGTCATACCCGCCCCAGATCCCGAACTGCTGACGGACTGAGGTAGCGAGGCATTCCCATCGGACGGGACAGACGCGGCACAGTTCGATCGCCTGAGCTTTCATGTCCGCAGCCTCGAACCGTGAACCCGTGGCCTGTGAAGAGAAGAAGACCGACCGGTTCGGGTGCTCGATGCAGGCCGCGTCTGCGCGCCAGGGTTCGTGGCTGAAGTCGTAGATGGTGAGATCGGGGTGCGGGGTAGTGACACCGTCCGTCAGCTTGATCGACCCGGACATTCGCAAGGTCAGGTTCGAGATCGGGTCTTCGACTTCGTAGCTCGGCGTGATGGGCGCTCGGTTAGCCATGTGTGTCCAGAGGGTAGGGGAAAGTCTCAACTACAGGTTTAGGTCGACCTCTAGTAGAGGTCAAGGGTTGTGGGTCAGGTTTTCGCGAACAGCCAGACGTGTTCGTAGGGGACGCGCGCGTCTGCGTTCTGGCCGTACCGCATCCGAGGGGTTGCGATGTCCTTCGCCCTGACGAGACTGAACCCGAGCGAGATCAGGGTCTTGCGATGCCATTCGGCCACAGGGACGATCTCGCCCGCGCGCACATGGTCCGAGATGTTCAGGATGAAGAACCCGTCGTCAGTGGTGACTCGCCTGCATTCAGCCCAGACGCGCCGATGTAGGGTCCGGTAGTTCGATCCCCATTGCATCTTCCCCGAGTTCCCGTCAGTGAGTTCGCGGCCGAGCTTGTGCCGGTACGTGATCCTCTTCGACGCGTCTTTCGCGTCATGGTGGTCGGACATTCGGTTCCCGTAGACAGGACTGGTAATCACCCCGTCGAAGAACTTGCGCGGGAAGGGAAGGAACCGGGAGTCGCCCACGATCGTCTGCCGGTGCTGGTTCGCCCATTCGGGTTCGATCTCGACGCCGAGCGAGAGGATCCTTGGGAGTGAGTGAACCCTCCCGATGCCCGCGAAGGGGTCGAGGACACGGAGTGGATACCGTTCCGCGTGGTAGTGCAGTCCATCCAAACATTCGACCACCGCGTCGAGCACACGGTCCGAGAAGGTGGCCGGGTGGGGTACAGGTTTGGGATCTTCGCTCATTCCCTGGTCCGCTTCAGATACACAGTCACGATGGTTCGATCCTGAACGGCAAACACCACTTCGCTCACCCACGCGGACCCGCTGAAGAACTCAATGCAGTCCCCGACGCGCGGCACCATCGGCCAGTCCTCTTCTTCGTGATGGCGCCCATTGGGTAACCGAGTTCCGTCTGCCATTTCTGATCGGACGTAGAAGGTCATGCTCACCAGACCCGCTCCCCCGTCTCGTCGTCAACCACGCTCATCTCGACATCAATCATCTTTCCCGGCTTGTCCGCGGTCACCGGGAACACGTCACGGACGATCTCGCGGATGGCGTCGATCACCGCACGTTGAATCTCCCTCGTCTTCTCCCCACCGGCCAACATCTCATACGTCCCGTACGTGACCTCGGGCAGCCAAATCGACACTTCCGCGCCCATCCCTTTGCTGCCCCATTTGGCTGTCAACTTGCGAACCTTCATCCCATCTCCGTTCATCCTTCAGTCCTGTCCACCTGCGCGAACGCACTCCGGTCATAGAACGCAGCCTTGTAGAACACGCTCCCTCGGCGGGCGCCAGTTTCATCCACGATCTCTGACCACATGCTGTGATCGGACGGGACCAGGCGCCACCCTTCGGGGAATTCCGCGTTACAGAACAGCGGATCGTCTGGGAGCGGGTCGCTGAACACGAAGCCAAGTGCCTCGAAATCCCCTTCCCGTTCGGTCGGGAACTGCGCACTGGCGACCAACTCTCGTTGCCCTCGCGCCTCCATGTTCTCGATGTAGTTGCCCTGGCCTTCCACCATGATCCCGGCCATGTGGTCGATTGGATTTCGGTTGCTCGTGTTTTCGACTGTCATTTCCCATCCCCCGAATTCGCCAGATGGAACGCCCCACACTGGTAGCAGAACACGGCGTCCATCTTTTTGCCATGCGTCTCGTAGACCCGCTTCTGCGCCCACTTTGCCTCAGATGGCGACCTGTATCGGAGCTTCCCGGTCAGACATCTCCCTCGCTTCAGTTTCCGTCCGAACTTACCCATAGATGATCTCCCCTCCCATCTCGGCTTTCACGTAGTGCAGCCGCCTCAGATCGTCCGCCGACCATCCGTGCTCCCGTTTCGCTCCCGCCTCACCGATCCGGGTCAGTTCCTCCAGCGTGTAACGCGGGACCGAGTCCAACTGTCTCGGGGGCTTCTTGCGCGAGTATTCATTGACGACCACGATCTGACTCCTGAGCGTCTTCGAGTCGACGAGAGCCCAACCTTGCTTCTTCATCTTCTCTTCAAGACTCCCCGCGTCCGCGTCCCCGAGCTTCACCACGTCGACCCACTTGTTCGGCTTCGGGAACATGGTGGATCCTTTTCTGATAGCCAGGGCGAGCACGATGGCGTTCACCAAGACATCGGTGAAGTCATCAGGGTTGCGCGCCACGAACGCCGGGTGATAGCTCGCAACCCAGATCCGCCCGTCCGACCAGAACGGCTTGTCGAGGTATCGCTTCACCTTGACCTCGTTACGCCCGACACCCATGACTGCCGCGATCGCGTACCCCCCGAGGGCGACACCGACGAAGGTTCCAGCGAGGTTCATCTGGGCCTCGAAGTTGGGTCGACAGGCGGCAAGCTCGCCGGGCTCGGGATCTCGGTTGTTCGGTGGGCGGCAACAGAGGGTGTTCGCGATGAACACTTTGTCACGGCTCGTGCCTGCCATCGTGAGGGCGTAGTTCAGCATCTTGCCCGACTTCCCCACGAACGGCTCGCCGGACCGATCCTCGTAGAACCCAGGCGCTTCTCCGACGACGGAAATGTCCGCGCGACCGTGGGTTGGGCCGACGTAGGGGACCGCGCGGGTCCGAGTTCGGTTGAGATCGCACGCACGGCAGGAGACGATCGACGACCTGATCGAGACTGCCTGGGCCTGTTCCTTCTCGCGAACCTTCTTGGCTCTGAACGCGGCGACGATCTTGGGGCGCGCGGAGGGGGGCGCCTTCGCGAGAAGATCGGGAAGACTTACGCCCATTTGGGCACCCACTCGTCTTCGCCACAAAGCTCCCGCACTCTCGCCTCGTCCCCCAGTACCCGGACTTTGATCTTGAACGACTCTCCGTCTTCGGAGTCGACGACGTTGATCGCATTCCCCGGTAGGCGTTCGTAGATGACCGCGCCGACAAACTCCCCGGTGGTTTCGTCCACCACCACGCATCTCACGTCTTCGAGGTCAATGTCGCAGCTTTCCAGGGCGTACTTGATATGTGCCTGCTCGGGTTCGGACATAGCCGCGAAGACGAGGTAGTCGACAAGAAGGTCAGACATCGCGCCCCCACTTCAGCTTGGAGAAGAACGACGGAAACTCCAATGAGTTCTTGTGTTCCTCCACCCACGCTCGTTGGCGCAGATGGCTTTCTTCCAAGCTCCGGTGCAACTCCCGCGCGTCGCGGCGATCCAAGTGCCATCTCGTGACGAGGAACGTCAGGACGAACGCGGCCGCGAACCCCACGAACGCGGCCGCGAACCCTATGGCTAGCTCAAACATGAGGCGGGATCTTCCCCAAGAACCGCTCCATCGCGGCAACATTCCCAGCGTATTCCACCACAGCGTCGTTCCCCTCGACCACGATCTTGCCTTCGTCGTCGCGAACGTACATGATCGCCCCGACGAAGAACCCGAACGGACCGAAGCGGCGGATCACAAACGAGTGCATATGGCTCGTAGTCAGTTTGTGCCACGGGAACCTTTTGCCCCACTTGTCCCGCATGTCGTCGTCCCAGCGGACACCGCGTGAGTCAACGAAATGACCCCACCAGATGTCGCGTGTGATGTGTTCAAGTGCCATCGCTATCTCCCAACGCTCCGATCATCCGCTTCGCCTTTTCTTTCCCGATCCCTCGTACTTTCAACAGATCCTCCAATGTGATCGTCCACTTCAGCGGCAGTCCCAGTTCTCCATACATTCTCCCCGCAAGCTCCGGGCCAACCCCAGGGAAACTCTGCCAGATGTGTGACCCAAACGCGGCGTCATCGACCTTGCCCCACGAGTTCCTCTTCGGATTAGGCCGCGACCGCAAACTCCCATGCCGCTCCTTCTCGGCCCAGGACTCCAAGCTGGTCAACAACCCGATCGTTTCCTTCATGCTCGCCACTTGGAAGACCTCGATGTTGTGCTCGACGGAGAGTGACCAGATCAGTCCGTGTAGCTGATCCTTCGTGAAATGCGCCCGGTCGATCAGCACCCCGTCGTCAGTCCAAGTGCCGAACCCTTCGAGGATCACGATGGCTTTGTCCAGTGCGACCATCTGGTTCACCTGTTGGTAGAGGCGACCGTCGTGAAGCGACGAGGTCAGGTCTTGCGGGAACGCTTTGCGCTGGACGCCGAACCGACGACCGCGCGCGACAACCATGAAGTCGCAGCCGAACTTTTCAGGCAACGAGGACACTTTGCCGAGTTGGTTCAGAGGCGGGCGCTCGGTCGGGGAGACGAGCATTCAGGATCCCTCGACAGGCGGGGTGAGTTCCTCGACCTCGACCTCTGGCTCGAAGAAGATCTCGGGCCACCGACGCCCTTGTGACATCGGAGCACGGAACCCGTCCAACTCCGGTTCCGTCCATCCGATCACGCCTGGGATGAGGGGAGCTTGGAAGTACCGATCCCCGACCTTTGCGATCACCCCTGCTCTCATGGCTGAACCTGAATCCAGGCCATGTCGCGGGAGAAGTGAATGGCACCCTCAACCGGAAGACAGACGACGCGGTCGGCATGGTGTGGGATCCCCATTCGGTTCACCAGTTCTTGTGCGCCTTGTACGTTTACCGGGTTAACGGCCCAGGTCCGATTGTCCGCGACTTCCCATTTTCCTTCAACTCGGTAGAGCACATAGAAGGTTTCGTTCATCGCAGGGTCCAATCCGCGAACGGCATCAGATAGTCCTTCACGAACGCCATCGGGGAGTTACTCACCGGGATGCTCAACCCGCTCCCGCCGCGCTCTTCCCAGATCGCCTCCCGCCCTCGGTCCTTGATGACCGACAGCGACCGTTCTTTCACACTCACGCGCCTACCACTCCGGTCCAGCACACGCTCGGCCCTCAGCACCGTGTGGAACCGGTGGGCCTGTTGCTTCTGTCCTCTGGCTCCGATTCCGCCTGTGTTGGCGTACACCCCTCTCAGCGTCCCATCTCGGTCGTTGAAGTCCGTGAACTCGGTTTCTGCGGCCAGGGCGATCACATGACAGAACGTGGTCTGGGTGAACATCTTCTCCCACGAGAGATACGACTTCGAGATGTATTGCCAGTCGATCCCCTCGAACTCGCCGAATCGTTTGTCTTTCGCGTTCTCGTCGGCCTTCTTCTTCTCAACCAATTCTGCTCGGATCTGCGACCAGTAGCTCGCCCCACTCGATCCGTACACCCGCTCCATCCACCAGGGCGACATCGAGTCCCACACGTTTGACTGCATGTCGACGATCAGCCAGTCGTCCGGGTCGGCCTCAGCCTTGGCACGCTCAGTGAACTCCACCGTTTCCTCAAACGCGGTGCCAGATGAGGGCCTGAAAAGCTCAACCGCGTCGCGAATGTGTGCGAACTGACCGCGCGGCCCCATCATCCGCCGCGTCGTGTTGTCGTTGTCGATCACCCAGAATCGAGTATCCGCCTTCGTCTTCACCGCCATGTGGGCGACACTCATCCACAGGTGGGTCTTCCCGGCGTCAGTCCCCCCGTAAATCAGGAACTTCTCAAAGTCCGCGTCGTCAGGGGCGTGTAATGGCATCGGTCTTTCCCATCATCTCGGTCCTTTGATCTTTCAGCTTCCACAAGAGGTCCGTTGCCTCTCGGATGAATTGAGCGAGTCGGTCGATCGCCTGGTCGATGTCAACGAAGGTGGCGTACCCGGTAGAAGGCACCCCGCCGCCGATGTCCCAGTCACTGCATTGGTGGGGCAGGAACACTCGCACCTTCTCACCCACCCACTCGGCCTCGAACTCGAACGGGGGGTAGTTTTCAGAATCGGCCATCGTTCATCTCTTCCTATCAGCGGCTTCTTCGAGCCGTAGTTCAAACGCGCACATCAAATGGAACTGCGGGTATTCGTTGCCGACCTCGACATCGTTGTCGCAGTACGGGCATGTGCCGGTGTACCCGCAGTCGCCGCATTCGCCGTCTTGGAATAACAACAGGTCGCACCAGGGGCAGCGAGTGAGGTTCTGCCCGTCGCTCATTTCTCTTCCTCGAATTCGCCCCTAAAGTCGGCGTCCCTCACGATGAAGAAACCACCTGGCACTTCACGCAGAACCCAGTCACCAGGGTTGGCCGTTTGCCGCTCTCCCTGCGTAGTGACGATGTTCAGCACCGTTTCGTCGCCCGTGCCCCCGCCGAAATGATCAAACTCGATCCCTGCGTCGTGCAACCAACTCCACATGAACCCGGCTGACCCCAAGTCCCCTGGGGTCCACTGGACTGCGAGGACTGGCGGCGGGGGCTTGCGGCGATACCATCCTGGCCCTCTCATTTCTCTTCCCTCACGATCAGGTACTCGTAGCTGTATTCCTTCATGTATGAATCCACTTTCGCGTCCCCCAACTCGGCCCTTGCCTTCGCCTCGTCGAACGTCTTCCCGCCCCCTGGCGTCCTCGTCACCACGAACTTTTGACCGTTCACGTACGCGCGTACTTGCTTCCCCGAGATCATGTTGAGTAGCTCTTTCTGGACGCCCTTGCGCGCCGACTCGGCGGACTTCCCTTCCGCCTCTGTCTCTTTGAAGGTCAGGAACCGTTCGGTCAGCCGGTCCACGATCGCCTGCTCGTCGTCGTTGAGTTCGTCTGGCTTCAACTCAGGCTGGTCTTCGTCGTGCAGGTAGAAGAACGGACACCCGTATGTGTTCGTGTCGCACGCCGGGTACTCAGTCCCGCGTTTGGCCTCATTCCGGCGCCGGTACTTTTCAGCCAGCACGATCTTTTGTCTGATCGTCTTGAACTCCATTGGGGGAGTCTCTAAGCGATCGACCAGCAACAACCCGTCCTCGCGCCTCTTGACCGCGTACAGGAACGGGAGCCCGGTCGCTTCCATGTAGCTCGTGATCTGCGCGGAGTAATACGGGAAGGCACCGAACCGCTGGTTCATCCATTTCGCGAACTGTTTCGTCGACATGGATTTGACCTCGACGCCGTGCTCGACGCCGGAGTAATCGCCAGGAGGGGACCATTGCCCGCCCTCGTAGGTGAACCCGCTCGGGGCCACCGCGCGCCCGTCTGTGTGGCCGCGGATAATCACCCCAGGAATGACCTTGACCGTGACGAGATCCTGGGTCGAGATGAAGGTCCAGCCGATCTCTTTCATCAAATCGGTGACCGCGCCTTCGTGGAGGTTGCCTTCCTCCGCGGACCGGTCCATCAACTCTTGCCGGTCCTTCGCCCGGACCTCCTGCTCGCCCATCGCGGACGCGACCAACGCGCGGACACACGATCCGGTTGAGGACGCGCGGTACACCATCGCGTCGACTGTCTCGTCGAAGTAGACGGACGGGCGGTTATCGGCCATCGAGCACCCTTTCATTGAGCGCCCTCTGCGCGTCCAGCATCGCTACCTTCTCGTCTTTGAGCGTGTCCTGGTCGATGCCGAAATAGAGCGCCAGGACATCTCGCATCTTCGGGCGAATCGGCATCATGCAAGTTTCTTCCCACTCGGCTAGATGCCATCCCCGTTCTTCGCACCACACGAGGAAGTCCCCGATTTCCTGGGAAAGCTCAGAGCACATGGCGAGCTTCTCGTGCTCGGGATACTTATTCATCGGTTCTTGTTCCTTCATTTCCCTGTTCCCAACTGAGGCAGGAACGAAGGCATCTGCCCTGTCCGATACGCCTCTTCCAGTTGCGGCCGCAACCACATGCCAGCAGTCGTCCCATCGGGCAAGACGATGTGCGCGAGGAACTCGCTCTCGAATTCGGTGATCCCGGCTTCGACCGCTTCGAGCTTGGCCTTGATGACCAACGACAGAGCACGCCACCGTTGCCGCGTCGCCTGCTCCCATGCCTTCTGCTGGTCCTCTTTCGACCTCTCGTACCTTTTGGCCGGGGTGAACTTGAACTCAGGCGAGTCTCTGTCGGGCATCTCGATCCGAAACTCCACGAACCGATCCTCCATGCGGAAGCGGACTATCGCAACTGGGCCATTCCACCCGTACATGAACCCATCGGCTCCATACTTCACCAACGTGGACTCGATCTCGGCTCGTGACTTCTCAGCCGAAACGCTGGTCTGCTCCGCGTATGGCATCAGGGGGCGACCATGATCTCAGAACAGTATGCCTCAACCACCCCGTGCGCCCCCATTGCCTCCACGGGCGTCGCGGGAGTGACGCGCCTCAGCGCAATCGTGTCGGACAGCCACCAGATCGGGCCTTCGTAGACGAGCACGCGGATCACCTTGCCACGCTTCGTGTTCTTCTCCGCATCAATCATCTCGTTCATCTCATCTCCCATCTAGGCCAATAGGGGGAGAGAGCACGGAGACGCGAATACCCGCGCCCTCTCCCCCCGGCCTGATCGTCAGCCTCTCAGCCCAACCCGCTCAGTGAGCCTCGGCCCAGATGTCGTCTTCGTCGAGTGCCGCGTTGGCGACTTCCTCGTCGGCTTCCAACTCCGCAGTACGCGGGAACACGTCCTCGTCGTAGATGTCGGCGATGAACGAATCGAAGTCTTCTTCCTCGTACTCGCCAGCGAGCGCAACCAAGGCGGTCCGCAGGTCGACCTCTGCCGCCTTCTTGGCCCGACCACGCGTCGCAGCAGGTTTCGCCGCGGCAGGCTTATCCGCAGGCTTCGCAGCAGCCTTCCCTCGTGCGGGCTTCTTGGCGGGCGCCTCGTCGGCGTCGTCGATCTCGCCCAGGTACTCGACGGGCTTCACGTAGGAATACTCGATCTTCTCCCCATCGCGCGTGAACGAACTCTGGACCCGCTCCAAGCGGAACCGCAGATTCTTCCAGACCTCGGCTTCGTATGCCTCGCCGCGAGACTCCAACAGTTCGAGCAGTTTGTCTCCACCGGACTCGACTGCCCCGTCGATGAACCGACCGAACGCCGAGTTCTTGTTGAACTGGCCCTTGCCTGACTTGTTTTTGACGGCCTCACCCGACTTGGACACTTCCCAGTCGTTGCCGCAGGACAGGTACAGCGTGTGCTGCTCATCCACGTCGCCGGATTCGAGGTCGACCATCCGACCGCGGATGACCGCGTTGATCCGGTCTGCCGCCTGCTCCGAGTTCGGGTTTTTCCCGAACCAGAACTCTTCGATGTCCTGCTCGAAATTGTCGGGCAGGCCGCTACTCGTCTTGAAAGACGATGCCATGTGCTCTCCTATCTAGGTCGAGATGAGGGTTCTTCCCCCATCCCACAACTTGCCCGATCAGCGGGCGGATCCTGTCGGTCAGTCAAATGTCAGTTGGCCCCCCTCTCGTGGCGACTCATCTCTACTCATCTCGGCGTCTATACCGACAGGGGTAGGGATTGTAGCAACTTGTTCGTCTCCGAACAAGAACCTTGCGGCAGGGAGGGGAAGAGGGAGGTAGATATCGCGGAGGAACCAAATGAGGACACCACCGAAAGGGAGAAAAGCTGTCCCCAGGAGGCCATCGACCCAGACCCCAGTTGACACGAACTCACCGATCCTGATGCGCGGATCGAATGACAGCGCGTCGACGACGTATCGGTTGGCGCGTACCGCTATCCCCCGCAGAACCCCCAATTGCACGGGCTCGTATTCAAGGTCGCCGAGGGCACTCGAAACCAATTCGTAGAGCTTGCCTTCCGTCACCATTTCTTCTTCTCCGTTCCTGGGTGATTGAAAGCCGCCCCGCGCCTCCATGACCATTGCCATTCTTTCACCGCGCGGGTGTGCGCATCTCGGCATCCACACTTCGCCCCGCCTTCGTCTTCAGGAAACGGGACGCCCAGCCGCCTGTGCGCGTAGTACCCGCGATCCTTCCCGTGCTCGATCGACTGGGCTTGCGGGACCGGATCGACATGGGCGCTGAAGCAATGCTCCATTGTCTCCTTCTTTGTGGCGAATTCGTCTCCACATGCCACACAGCGGTAGAGGGGCAATTCACTTGTCTCCCTCTAGCCCTACGCGGTTTGCCACCATCGCGACGTGTTCCGAGAAGCACTCCATTGGATTAGGGAGGTCAGTCAGGTGGACCCAAGCGGCCAGAGCGGTGAGCGCCACGTCAAGTAGCTCAGCCTCTACGTCCTGCCAATCGTGGGTGACACCTTTCCGTGGGTTCTGACCGGTCGCGCCTATCAGGGCGGCAATGGCCTCACCTGCCTCTTCTTGGATCTTGGCTACTCGACCCCACGTTTGGGCTTCCCGATCTCGGGCCATGTTGGCGGGGGCAGAGTCGATCCATTCGGATATCGCGCACAGGAGCGTGTTGGTATCCCCGTTCATCGGTTTCTCCCGACCACAACCGCGCCCCGCCACTTCGGATCGTTCTCGTCCCAGACGACAGCCTCGCTCCACCATGACGGGAACAGCCGCTTCTCTTTCTGCCAGAGCTTCTGAAACTGCGAGTCCAGCACGTAGGTCACGCACCAGTCATCCTCGCTTCTCATCCCGCGCCCGGTCATCTGGCACAGCGTCCTGATGCTCTCGATCGAGTACCACGTTTGGCCTTCTCGCCCACCCCCATGCAACCGCGCCTTGACTTGCTTATCCTGAAACGGGTAGGGAATCTTGCAGACCACGATCACGCGGCAGAGATCGTCTTTGAAGTCGACCCCCCGGTCCAAGCTCGGCGCCAGAATGACCGCGTCCTCGGTCCGCTCGTACTTCGCGATCGCGGCAGTCCTCTCCCCGGCGTTGAAGTACGTCATGACTCGACTGCCCAGCCCGTCACGGTTCAGTCCACTCAGCACCGCTTTCGTCAAGTCGTAGCTCACCGTGTGAACCAGGATCCTCTCGCCCCGGTGTTCCTCCATGATCTGACCGACCTCATCGGCCAGCTTCGGGTACGCCTCCTTCTTCGTCTTGTAGGTCACGCTCGCCACGGTGCGCGGGATGATCGGGCGCTGCGTCACCGGGAAGGAGTAGTCAACCTCGACGTGCGCCCATTCGTGGTCTTCGAGCCCGAGCATCTTGGCTGTGTGTGAGACGGACACGAAGGTCGCGGAGAAGAGGACGAACTGGCCCCCGCGGTCCCACAAGACCTCTCGCGCTTCCTCGGTCACGTACACCGGCTTGAAGGTCGCGACCACTTTCGACTCGTCCCAGTCTTTCATCCAGTCAGGCTTCTCGACCCCATCGAGCACCCAGTTTGCAGTGACTCTCGGGACCATCTCGACTTCCCCGTCGACTTCGCGTTCGATTGGCTCGATCAGGTACTTCATCTTGGTCAGGAAAGCGCGTAGTTGCTTCTTCCTCCGGTTGACCTTCACTTCCTCGTCCCCGTACCCGAACGACTGTTGCCCGCCGAACGACCTGAGCTTCGCCTGAGTCGCGGGGATGACTTCCTCTTCGATCCAGCGGACCCAGTCGTCTTCGACGGTCTTCTTCGGCAGTCCGATCCCGAGTTCTTTCCTTCGCGATGGCCTGATCTCGACGGACACATGGGACATCAACTGTCTCTCCAACTGATCCGCCTCGTCCAACAACACCAGCGGCCACCCGCGGAACATCGACCCGAACCCGGCTGTCTCGGACAGGAAGTACGCAAGGTTGAGGACCGCGAGGCGCGAATCCCACGCCTGGGTCTTCGCCACCTGATACGGGCAGTTAGCGAACGGATGGCACCACGAGCAGTGTTTGACCGAGGCTTCTTCCTCGTCGTCACCCATCGCCCCCGTCCCGAACGACGAACCTTTCCCCCAGGTTGGGCAGCCCACGCACGCGGGCAGCCGCTTCCTCGCCATCGTGCAGTCGTCGGTGGTGAGATCCGGCCGTTCGAGGGTCTGGTAATTCGCCCGCCCTTTGATCGTTCGCGCGTACTCACCGAAGTCGCGCAAGATCTGATCTTGGAGCGTCTTGGTCGTGCAGGTGTAAATCCCCTTGACGCCCATCAGGCGCCTCACCGATTCCGCGATCATGGTCTTGCCCGCGCCAGTCGCCGCACTCACGAACACAACCTTGACCCCGTCGCGCAAATGCTCGACCGTCTCACAGATCGCAGGCCACTGATGGTCCCTGAATGCCTCGTACTGCTCGGGCATGGGGGGCTCGATCGGATCAGTGTCGATAGACCCAGGGTGCGGGATCGTCTCCCAGTCAAGGTCGTCGAAGTCGAGGACGGTTGGGTCAGGGGAGGGGGTGGGTATGGGGCTAGGCGCGGGTACGGCAGCCTCCCCCTCCCCTGGTTGTCCGGCGTCCTCCTTTCGCTCGACGGTGGTGGACTTTGAAATCTCAGAGATTTGCGAATCGTTGGGGACGAACTCGAACGCGTCCTCCGGCGCCTCTTCTTCCCAGCCTGGGGGCATCCTCTTGTCCGCGTATTCGTGCTCCCCGGCGATCGCTAGCTCCACTGCCAGCGCGTGCGAGCACTTCCGCCGTGCTCGATACTCCCCCTTCGCGTGCGTCCAGCAAGAACACAATCTTGCAACCCCATCATCGGCCTTGACCTCGTAGTCGTCGTACTGGTCGTTGAGCTTCTCTTCCCCGTGGACGATCCAGGATCCGTCGCCGACACGGGTGACGCGCCGCTTCTTCGCACGCGCGATCAGACTCGCGGGGACAAGTGGAGCATCAGTGGTCACAAACGATGAGCGGCTCACCTGACGATCCTCACTCGCTCGGTCCCGTACCCGGCGACCAATGCCCCGTAATCGTCGTCGAGCGCGTTCTGGCTCGTGTAGACCTCGAAGAGAACCCAGCGTGAGTGGGTTTGTTCGCCCCTAGGCAGGTAGTGAACTTGGATCTTCCCGAGAACAGGAGGCGCCTGGGCTTCTCGCTCTGCCCTCTCCGCGTCGTCCTGTTGCCATAGCGCCCTACTCAGGGTTTTGTATTCGTCCGAGTCGGCGTCGATCCACCTGTCCGGTGTCTCTATTCCGTGAAGCTTCTCATAGCCGTGGTTCATTGAATCCTCGGCAGATTCAACCGCCGACTCGACATCGCGGAACATGGTGATCTGAAGGTTCCCGTACACCCAAGCCCATTTCAGGATCGGCCAGTCAGGAGTAGGAACAGACGACTCAGTGGTAGAAGACGAGGGCATGGACAGAACCCTTTACGTGGACAACAGGATCAAGGTTAGCAGAAACGAGTAGAGAGGGCGAATGACCTCATCCCTCCGCCTCCACGACACCGAAGCCACCGCACTCGGGACACTGGCGGTACATGGCGTAAAGCTCGTTCCCGGTTCCGTGACACCGGCCACACAAAGCCAAGCGGGGGTCATCTGCAACTATCCCCAGATTCTCGACTCGTCGCGCCTCGTCGCCTGCGATCCCTGCGTGACCCGAGATTCCCTTCGTGCTCCAACTTTCCATCTCTACCTCCCCGACCCGATCGAGCGCACCTTCCCACCACTCCGGTTCGCCATCTCAGAGTCCCACTTCTGGTCGAACCGGTTCAGCATGTCCTCGAACGCAGGCCGATGTGCCTCCGGGATCACGCTCGCCCGGTCCCGTCTCGAATCCAGATACGGTTTGATGAACGCGTAGTCCTGGCGAGCGAACGCGTCCTCCAGGTTCTTTCTCACCACCGCGATGTACCCCTCCGCGTCGGCCTTCTTCTGGGCGATCATCTCTTCGTCCGCGATCATCATTTGGAGATCAATCTCACTCTTCAGATCCCCGTCGTCGATCCAGAGAGCCAACTGCCGACTGAAATGAAAGGTCGCGTTCCTGATCGCATCGTTGATCGTCCTCAACTCCGGGATCTGCCCCGACTTGCAGATCCTCGACAACTGTCCCACGAGGTTCTTCGGGAGCGTAACCCGCACCTGTGACGAATGGCCCCTCTTGTCTTCCGAATACGTGAAGAACTTCTTGACCATGTAGAAGTCGTCGTCCTCGGCGGTCGTCTCGAACGAGCTTGCTGGGGCGTCCTGGCGACTCAGGTACTCCCTCAGCGCGTTCGTGACCAACGAACTCACCGACATGCCCTGTTTGCTCGCCTCGTCCGTGATCTGCTCGTAGAACTCGTCGGTCGTTGACCATGATCTCGGACGGCGCATGGGGGATCCTCTTTCGTGGACGGGGGAGTCAATGTAACAGGGTGAGCACTCGGTCCGCGGTCATCCGAGCCCGTTCCCGTGTTCTTTGAGTCCCGTTCAAATCTCTACCCCAGTCCACGAGAACGCGAAATCGAAACGAACACGCCCTCGACGCCCTGTCGTAAGGCCCAAAATGAGAATCATTCCCGTGAAACCTCCGTGAAACATCGAAATCTCTACTCCAGTCGTGGATTTCCCTACTCCCCTAGTGAAATCCCTCTACCTGACTACACTCTACTCGTGTAGTTATTAAGATCCCCTTGCGCGAATACCACCCCGTGCGCGTATTTCGGCCCCCTTTGCGCGTTTTCGACCACCGAGAGTGAGATCGTACTGTAGTCGATTCAGTTGACCGCTCAATCTTATTAAGGTTGAGCAGTCAATCTTATTAACACATATGCTCTGACCAGGGCTTTCATAATATCATGTCTACATGACAGCGCTCAAAAGTCGTGGCTAGATACATATATATAATAGGGGGGTCAAGTTGCGGGTTCTCTCTACACGAGTAAACTGGCCCCATGAGCTACTACCGTGGGTTCGGGAAGGTCCGCAGGCTGAAATCGAAGCGAGCGTGCACGACATGTTCACGCGCCGACGACTATCGTGGGAAACTCGAAGCCGTCTGGGAGGTTGAACTGGTCACTCAGCCGACCAACCCGGCTTCAGGCACGATCGTCCGCTCGTGGTGCGATGTCCATTTCAAATGGTGGCGCGACTACGACCAGGAGCGAAAACGGGAAGCGATCGGAGTGATCGAGCAGGCTGAGATCGCGGTTTGAAAATCGGCCCGGAAATTCGCCCGGATATTGCCCCGGATATTGGAGCGGGTATTGGAACGGGGTCAGAGGGCCGAGCCGCGCCGACAGCCCGCACCCCCGCGCCGCCAATCTCGCCGCCAACCTCGCCGGGGTCGGGGCCAACTCGACGGATAGGGACCAGACTCGCCGGGGTCAGCACGTAGGTTTCTGCCAGTCGGATTCCGACAGTACCGCAAGGCTGGCATTGGATCGACTCAACTTCGCGGACAGTCAGGATATGGGTCGCCACGGCGCTTGCATCTCGCACACTTCACGACTGACTCCCCATCATCCGGTCTCGGATCTTCCGGCAGTCGTGACACAAGGGGAACCGCGATCCGTCCCTGCTCGGGATCCAGACCTTCCCGCATAGCGCGACGACTGGGATCCCGAGGATCATGGCGCGGGTGACGATCGCCCCGGCTTCCCTCCGGTTCGGCGAGTAAACGATATGGGCGAACCGATCGTGGTCGCCGGTCGCGGTGTCGACCTCGACGGGCGCGACGTTGGGCTCAACCTCGACCTCGGGCTCAACCTCGACCTCGCTCACCAGGCACCTTCTCTCATTGCCTTGATTCCCTCCGTGAGACTCATCGGTTCACTGACAGGCTCGTGGTCGATCGTTCGGCAGATCGCCACCAAGGGACCACTGACGCGCAGTAGGGCGACCTCGGGGATATCGCGCCGGTCAGGGTGCGCCCCGTTGAATAGATTGCGCGACGAAGGGGGAACGGTAATCAACCGCCCCCCCGATGCCTCGCCCCATAGTCGTGACGCTTCGCGCACCAGATCCGGGTCGTGTTGAGTCCGTCGCTTGTCGACCAATCGACCTCCCCTAGATCCGCTTGAACTTTTTGTACCAACTCAGCACCCGCGAGTAGATCCAGACCGGGTACCTCCCCGGAATGACTGGCGGCGGCATTGGTGGATCGATCGACCCTGCCTTCGTGCGCTTCCACCAGTCATACGGGGTCCGTTCCCCGATCAGATCTTCGCCGACAAGGTTCAGGTCGCGGTTGATCCGCACCGCTAGCTCATTCAGCCGCGCGTAGATCGCTTCGTTGGTCGATCCCTTCGGTTTCGCCATGTTCCCTTCCTCACTTGATCGAATCGAGTACGTACGCGGTGACCGCGACGATATGTTTGCAAACGCTTGTCGGGCTCCCCCGATGCCCCCACCATGAGCACTCGCAGGACAAGGGGAGAATCGAGACTCGATAGTCTCGCCCTTCCCCTGGCACCGCGAACGTCAGATCGGTTGCGCTCGGGACTACCGAAGGCGCCAACTCGGCACCGCGTGCAGCTATCTCTCGACTCGATTCGATTGACTCGATTACTGGCACCAGGGAATGATACCTAATCGAATCGGGAATGGGGACCCGAAGTAGCTCCCCGGATTGGGCGCTCAGTGGGTCGCTAACGGACTCGGGGGTCGACGCGGCTTCGTGGTGGGGGTCCGCGGCCTCGGGAGTGTCAGCGGCCTCGTGCGCGTCCCCTGGCCGTGCTCGGATCGTCCTGGCCGCGACGATCCCGACTCTCACGGTCGCGTAGATGATCCAGACCATGATCAGCGCGAAGACGACGATCGCGGCCTTCATGTACGCGTACATGTTGGTTGAGGGGAGTGGCGACGCGGATAGCGCGATCACTCCCCCGGTCAGTATCGGCACGTTTCGCCGTACGGCTTCGTCGCGTCGCTCAACTTCTCCCCAACCTCGCCCAACCCGCGATCCCAGTACCCCGCGCCGTGGTAATTCCGCGTTAGGTAGAAGTCGTGACCCGCGGACTCGGGAGTGAGATCGGACCGCGTGAGTAACTCCCGGTTCGCTTCCACGAAGTCGCGACAGTCCGCTTCCCCTTCCGCGAGATATCCCGCGGACGGTTCGATCTCGGATTCGGGAGTGTCGGATCCGATAACCCAGTCTTCGCACTCCCAGTAGCCAGCAACGAAACGGGCGAGATAGTCGTCGGTAGCCACGATCACCACCAACCTTCCGTCCGCGGACTCGCCAACTCGCTCACGCGGTCTTCGTCATATCTCTCGATCGCCTGATCCGCGAGGTACGTGCCCCATTCCTCGCCCCCGTAGTACGCGACTTGATCGTCTAGCCACGCGGCCAACACGATCAATCCCTTCGCGTTCCAGCGCGCGACCTTCTCGGCACTCACTTGCACGTACCCGCCCGATCGCCCGCACGAGAACACACTGCCCTCGTGGTCGATCCCCAGGTCCGCGCAGATCGCTTCCAAGGGATCGTTCCACCATTGCTCGCGTTCCCAATCGTCGTCACGTTGCGCAATCTCGCGAACCTCATCGGTGTCCATGAGCCCGCCGCGTAGTCGATCCTCGGTGTCGATCCGATGATTCAGTGCTCGGTATGCGCCGGACCCGCGAACCTTCACGCTGTAGTGGAACATTCCTCGATCGTGGTAGCACCGCTCCCAACCGACTGACTCGATCGCTTCACGGATCCTCGACCGCGCGGACACTTCACTCTCATTGTCCAGATCCCACGCGACATCAGGGTCCAGATCCCACCACGTAGACCCGCCCTCGGGCTCGGATTCCAGCATGAGTAGGTCCGCGATCGCGCCCTTGTGCCGGTCAGTCAGATCCACGTACTCGGCTTCCCCGGTCAGGGATTGAATGAATTCGCTCGTGGTCGTCATTCGGACACCTTCCTCGCCTCGCGCGCGTCCTTCGCGGCTCGGACCTTTGCGCCCAAGTTCGCGTAATCGAAGATCCAACTCGCGTCGCCAGTGAACTCAATCGACTCAATCTCGGAATCGGTCAGATCGACCAACTCGTTCGCGATCGCCTCAACCATGTAGTCGTCGCCGATGAACCCGCCGCACGAGTCAACGTGGTCCCAGTCGTCAAGCTCGCTGTCAACGTGGTCCCAGTCGTCAAGCTCGCTACCACAACTCGCGCACTCACTCGGGCCGGATCGGACTTCGATCGCGTAGTAGTAGCACGCGCCGTTTGACCAATCGGTGTAGACCTCGCAGATCGTGTTGAGAATGTCGGCTTTCTCGGGCTCGGACAGATCGGCCCACCACGCGCGCTCTGAATCTTCACCCTGCCAGACGATCGCGCCCGCGGTCCGAACTGAATCCCAAGGTCCGAACGATCCGGTTCCCCCGTCAGCTACCCACCAACGCGACTGGCCGTGCTCACCGTATGACAGAATCGCGAGAACGTCAGGATCGCGGACGTATTCGTGCGCAGGGACTTCGTAGATGTCCGCATCATCTAGACCATGCGGACCTTGCTCACACCCGATGGCGTACCCATCTTCGTCCTCGCCCTCCCACTGGCACGCGAGAACCGTGTAGGGATCCTCGAAACCCTTGTGCCGATCGTTGAACGAAACGATCCGTCCGATCCCGTATTCGTTCGGTGATTCGCAGTCCTGATCGTATTCGATTGTGACGCGGAACTGCCGCGTGCTCGTGCTCATGTCGGTCATCTCGCTCATCATTCGCTCCCCTTCAACGGAATCGGCTTCACTTCCCAGTAGTCGATATCGACCAACCATTCGCTCGCGAGATCGTGGACGTACGCGGCGAGAGATTCGGCCGTGTCGCCGTCTTCGGGTATGACCTCAACGATGAAACTCACTTCGTACTCGTGTGGAACTTGCATCATTCGCTCCCAACTTCGTGTGGCGCGTAGAACGCGTCGTGCTGATCGCAGACCTCGCGCCAGATCGAATCGTCGCCGGTTGCCTCGGGATCGACCCATCTCCCATCCGTGTCTAGGTAGACCGTCCGTTCACAGTGAACGCATTCGCCCGACTCGCCGGTAAGGGGAGCGCTCATTTCGACAACCTCGCCGTCCGATTCGGTCAACCCTGTGTAGATCACTAACTGCCCATCGTTGTCCTCACCGATCTCGGCACCGGGGAACGCGTTCGCGACCTTCGCCATGAACTCACTCATCGTCCCGCTCATCTCAATACCCTCTCCAGTAGTAGCTCGTATCACCGAACTCGACCATCGTGTAATCCATAGCTAGCTCTCGTGCTGCCCATTCCCAGTCGATGCAGTAGGTAGGCCACTGCCCCTTCTCGCCGATCGCACCGATGTCTTCGGCGAACTCGCGCGCATAGGTCACGAAGTAGTAGTCCGCGATCATGGTGGGCTCATCGTTGGCCGCGTCGCGCAATCCGTCGATCCCTTGTCCGTACGCGATCTCATCGGCCAGCGCGATCACCGCGTCGATGAACTCGGATTCGGATTCGACCTCATCTGGATCGTCGTGGTCGATCGCGTCGAATCGCGCGGCCACGTCACGAAGGTCGACGTACTCGCTTCCCGGTTCGGATTGTGAATACGTACTCATCGTCCGCCTCCCAGGATCTTCGCGACTTCCGCCACGTCAGTCTTCTCCCATGCGAGAACGGTTGACTCGCCACCGTCCAGCCGCCGACGCGCGAGAACCGCCCCACCATCGGGATAGACGTAGAGGATCGTCCAGCCGCCGACTTCATGGCGCGCGGGCTCACCAGGGAATCGGGTTTCGGTGCCAGGATTCACGCTCATCGTCCCCCTCCCGTCTGCCACCCTGCCCAGTGGTACGCGAACTCGCTCACCCCGCGCTTGCCTTCGTACGCAACCGAGTAGACCGGTACCACTGTCGCCGTGTACCGCGTTTCGTTATAGACCCTTGTGCCGATCAGTCGGAACGTATCGGACGTGTGAACTTGATCGACGCTCACCAGATCGTCGGGAGGATTGAACTGGGACCACAAGCGCGACCAGTACCGCCCTAACCATTCGCGCCCGAAGTCGGAATGCTCATCGGTCAGTCGGAATCCGAACCGCTCACCCTGCCTCGCGGCTTCGCGATCGAACAGTCCAACCAGAGTCGTCGCTTCCGATACCGAGATCGTGGTTGCCGCACCGCCATGCTCGTATCCCATCGCGCGCTTCGTCACCCCGTTGCACCATTGGCGCACTAGACCTCGCTCGATCGTGTTCGCAGTCGTCAGTCGGTTGTGCCAGATCCGATATGCGCGTAACCCCGCGGGCGCGCCCTTGACGGTACGGACCTCGCCCATACGGTGCTCATCCGACCACTTCGCTCCGCAGTAAACGCACCAGTAGTCGGTGCCGAATAGTGGGAACCTCTCGCCACGGTGGTCCGCGACTTGGCCTCCGCACTCGCTCTCGGGATCGACCATCCGGTGCAGTAGTAGGTCGCTCACGTAACGGACCCCTCCCGCGCGCGATCGACCCCTCCCGCGCGTTCCGACACCCCTTGCGCGCGATCGTCTTCGCGCCGATCCAGGTCCGTGAACACTTCGGGCAGTCCGGCTTCCCCGCTTGAGAATCCGATGGTTGACGCGTAGATCCTCACCTTCGTATCGGTGCCCAACCATCGGGCCGCGATCCTGCCCACGGCCGATACGCGGTATCCGGCTCTCCCCCGCGTCACGTATTCCTCGATCGCGGCAACGTTGCGGACGATCACCGGAATGGTCTCGTTCGTGGTTGGGCCATCGACCGCGATCCAGACTGTCATTGTCCGTACTCCTTCCCACTCTCGGATCTCGGGAGGTTTCGTGGTTGCCAGTCGCCCGGTCAGGATCACCATGTTCGCGTCTATCACTCGATCCTCGCTTCCTACCACGGACCCTCCGCGGCTTGTCCATCCAGTTTACACTGATACGCTCGGTATGTCTAATCGAGTAGAGAAACTTTCGACCTCCTCTCCCCCTCGCTCGAAACTTTTCGTGCGCCTTTTTCGTTTGGCTCAACCTTCGCCCCGGTTTTTCGCCCGGTTTTTACGCGACCCCTATTAGTCACCCTGCCCCGTTTCAACCCTGCCTTTCGGCGCGCCCGATGGGTAGCCAACCTCGGCGCGATCGACCCCCACGCGACCCGATCCCGACCCGATAGTCGACCCGATTGTCGACCCCTAGGCGCGTCCGATTGTCGGTCGACTGATCGATCGATTGACCGATACCCAAGCGATAACCTTCGGGCTCATTGATTGCACTACGGGAGTAGAGATCCACTAGGGGCGAGGTCGGACCCGCGCGGGGAGTGAACGCATCTAGCCAGTCTCCCGAATGAGCACGCGCGCGGGTATGCGTATCAATCAAGTGTGAGCTACCTAGGCGCGCGTGCTCGATCTCGCCCAAAGTCCGCGGTCGACTGAGAGCACGCGGGAGGGTATCGGGCTCACTGGCGCCAGAATTCACGCGTGCGCGATCAGTCGACCCCTATGCGCACGCGGGCGCGTTCGGGTCACTACGGGCTCAGTGAGCGCGCCTACGTTCGGTCGTGGTCGCGTGCTAGTGATACAACTCGCTTGACTTCCGATCTTGCCTAGCAACTCGCTAGGCGCGTGGATTGTGCCGACTGGGTAGATAGGTCACCGCGTGAGGTTGTCGACCCCTACGCGGTCACCTAGTCACCCTGGGCGGTCACCTAGTCACCCTGGCACCCTGGCGCGCCGAAACCCTCCCACGCGGTACACGCGGGAGGGTTTCGAGACTTGGCGCGCTTAGGGTCGGAATCCCGCGGTCAAGTCGTCAACCGGCGCACATTGGAACGTTCCAACGATCGGCGCGTGAGACTCGATCACGATTACCCGCGCTTCGTCTTCCCAGCATGTAGGCGCGTCGACCATCTGGCCCGTGATGGATCCAAGCACGACTAGCGCGCCGATCAGTATGCCGACTAGGTAGCTCATTGCTCAATACCTCGCATTGTCGATGTAGTCCGCGAACCAATCCGGCCAGTAGTCGCCCGGGTCGGATTCGTCCGCGTGAGAATTCGCCCATTCGACCACTACAGCGCGCACCGCTTCCGCGGTCACTGGGATCGTTGCCCCACCGCGTTCGTAATCCCAAACGTTGATTACTTCGGTTGGCGCGAACGGTACGGACTCGCCAGGTTCCGCGGGCGCAAACGTCAATTCGACATACGCGCCGCCTTGATAGTCGGCACGGATTGTCCCGACAGTTCGACCCTGGCGCCTATGCGCGACTTGTACGCGGTCACCCGCGCGGTTCCGGATCTCGCCGACGCGCACGCGGATAGTTGTTGTTAGGTATTCGGTCGCATTGCTCATTCGCTCATCCCTTCGTTTGTGTCGGTCATCTCGACCGACTGCCAGTAGTCAGCGTTGCGTACCCACGGGGCGAGACTGTCGACCGCGACGATTCCCGCGCTCAACGCGTCGCCTAGGGCGGAATCGATGTCGCGCCCTAGGTAGGCGAGCCCGCGTAGGATCATCGGGAACCCTCCGCCGCGTGTGTTTCTGCCGCGGTAATCGCTTCTGACTTTCGACCGTAGGTAGCTAACTGGTGCCAGTGAGGCCCGAAGACGCAATCGCACCAATAGTTGAGTACGAACCAACGCGACCGTTGGATAATCGAATACTCACGCGGTCCAATGTGTAGCGTGGTCATCGCGCACCTAGCTCTCGTGCCACGCGTGCGCCGACTTCGATACGTTCGATGTCGATACCGTGACCGGGTCCGCAGTAGATCAAGTAGTTGTCACCTACGGGATCGGAGTAGCCAACGATCGCGGCTACCGACTGATCCGCGTAGTAGTGGTGAATTGTCGTCATCGCAATCCTTCCCACGCGCCCAGGATGATGGGCACCGCGACAATCGCGAGACCGATCACGGTCGCGGCTATCCATGCTGCCAACATTCCAACGATTGCGCTCAGTGTGCGCATACCTACCTACCTTCGCGTCACGGTCCGATTGTGTACCGAACCTGCACCATGCACACTACACGCGCCTATCTACTCATGTAGAGATCTAGGTGACTACTGTCACAATGACACGTTCTGACTAGTCACTAGGTCAATCGATCAGCAAGCGCTAGCAAAATTCCGCGGCGCCGGACCCTCACACTGGCGCCGATCCAACTCGCGGCGCGGTACCGCGTGAGTCTGTCCGATCCCATTGGAGCCCGATCTAGCTATTCGGGTGACTAGTCACTTAGGGTGCGACTTCTCTAGTGTGACTAGTTACCTAGTAGGTAGGTCGTTGTGCGCTGGCTTGCGCCAATAGACCCCCATACCACTCCACAATTACCAACAACTAGTCGACCGATAACCTGGCCGATAGGGTGACTATAGGGTGAGGCTAACAGTAGCTCAATCGAGATAACCATACGCTCTCACTGGGAACGTACGCGACGCGGGTCATTGAGCCCACACTAGGCTACCAATCCAATTCACTATCTAATCAATTGGGACACAATAACCTAGCCAACTATCTACTCAGTGATACTAAAGGCTAACTGAGTAGTTGAGTGTGGTTCAAATAGTTGAGATTGGGTCAGTCAAACCCCGGCGAAGAGGTGGTGAATGTTGTGCGGTCAGCCCCACCCGACATCTCAACAAAACTCAACCCCTACTCGTATAGGTGACTAGTTATCTACTCGTCCAGGTGACTAGTCAGGTGTGCGGGCGAGTAGTCGAATAGAGAACAACCGGGCTCGGGGGAGGAAGAGGGGACTACGCGAAAGAATGACAAAGTGACTAGTCAGTGACTAGGTGGGTGGGTGACAAACTGACTAGTCAGTTAGTAGAGAGGGCGCCATGAAGTTTTCCACCCACGGGACTCCGGGGCGCCGCGAAGAATTTTGATGGTCAGAGTGGGTGCCTACTCGAATAGATGGCGGTAGAGATCGGTGGTATCATGGGAGGGCAAGATCGCGCGAAGGAGATGAGAGATGGAAGTGCCGCTCTGCCCAGCCACCGGTCCGCAAGGGTTCATCTGCACCCTGACGGACGACCACGAGGGGGATCACGAAGCATGGGGCGCTTCCAACCGGACGCCCGTCGCGACCTGGCACGAGATGGAGGACGACGTGTACGCGAATGAGATCGAAGAGATGGGAGACGAGGCGATGGGATATCAGTCGATGGGCTCGGGTCCGGAACCCACCCCCGCAGTCGACGTGGTCGAAGAGCTACTCGCACAGCGGGACAGGCTGATCAAAGACCGGGAGGCGTACTTCGAGAAGGCCGACATTCTGATCGGGCGGATCAACGCAGACCTGAGCCGGGCGCGAAACATGATCGCGGACGCGTTCCCGATCGGGGATGACGAATGAGTGCCGTCTACAAACACTCGGTGCGGGTCAATGGTCCAGACCATACGATTCCGATGCTGGAAGGCGCGCAGATCGTGCACGTCGCGTGCCAGTCTGATCCCTACTGGGTCGAACTTTGGGCAGTGGTGGATCAGAACGCACCGACAGAGGACCGGACGTTCATCGTGGTCGGGACTGGTCATAGTTGGAGCGAGCCGTGGCAGTATGTCGGGACGGCGATCGCGGCTGAAGGCGCGCTCGTTTGGCATCTGCTGGAACTGGGCGCCGAGAGGCATCTGGTGGACCGATGAGCGTAGACATCGGCGACCCGCCGAGAATCCGCTTGACCATCCCAACCTTCTATGGGGAGGCCGTGATTGAAGGCGACCTCGGGGCAGGTCAAATGCGCGCGATCAACGACCACGAGTTTGAATCCGGGGAAGTTGAGCTAGCAGGCCCGGTTGTCGTCAAGCTCACCCACCTGTCAGTCCACCACCCACCGCCCGGTTTAGGGGCAAGATTGGAGTTCGTATGAGCTATGCCGACTCCGACTGGACCCTCGCGCGCATCCACCGCACCATGCTCGGCTTCGAGGACCACGGGATCTTGACCTGTTTTCTCGACCTGCTCTACGCCGACCCTGGCGGCAAAATCGGATCGTCAGGCCAAGGGTTCGGGGGCTATGACCTGAGAGGGGAATACGCGGCCCAGCACATCGAGGCGATCCTGAAGGCAGTCGGGGTCCGCGAGTGGGGCGACCTCGTTGGCAAGATGGTTTGGGCCGAAGGCTCGCGGGGATTGATCGAGGCCATCAGGGGAGTGGATACTGGGGTCGAATTCCGGCCCAGGAGCTTGGTCGGACAGAAGGAAGGCTGACCCATGTTGAAGAAGAACCTCGGTGAAGGAGTGACGATGACAACCACACCCCCAGGCGGGGAGCCCCAACCGGTTCGAGGGAACCGACAGACCGTGACGTTGGAAGAGAAGATCGCGGCCGCGCGTGAGGCCGGTGCCAGGGCAGCGAACGGGGAAGGAACGATCGTCCGTGTCCACCCGCAGATCACCAGCCTGATCTTCGGGGAACTGAGAGGCAGGGGAGACGACCCGAAGGCCACGCTCGAAGCCGTCATCGCGATCGCACAGGCGGCGATAGAAGGGATGGAATGATGGAGACGAAGAACTGGCAGGCAGAAGTGAAGAAGCAGCGCGCGAATGTCGAGGCGCTCTACGCCAAGGAGATGGGCGCGGCCATCGCGGACCTGCCCCCTCGGCGATCAACCGAACAGGTATTCACCCGAGCCCTCCTGTTCGTCTCCGCGGTCCTGTGTGTGGGCGCGGCAATCGCGGGCCTCACCTTCGCAACATGGGTCGCCTTCGGGTCGTTCGTACTCAGCGGGTTGCTCTGGGTGACGGAGGAATGAGAATGGAAGATCACACCTGGCCCATTGACGATCGCACCTGGCCGGTGATCCAGCCGGGGCTCGCCAACATCTACTTCGCGCCGTCGATCGACACGGACGGGAAAAGGTGGACCGAGCCGAAGAGGCGCGCGACGGACAAGAACGGGATCTCCGAAGACCGCCCCGTCGAGTTCCCAGACGTTGACCTGACCGTCATGGTCGGGAGGAACGCGGCTGTCGCCACTGTTGATGTCCACATTGCCGGGGAGACGATCGTTGCGACCGCGAGCGCGAAACGAAACCAAGGCGATGAGTTCGACTACGAGATCGGGGAGGGGTTGGCCGCGGGGCGGGCGCTGAAGGCTCTCGGGGAGGAATTGGAGCGTCGGATGAACGCGCGGGTGGAGGCACGGTCAACGCTGGATCTGCACGAGAACATCGCCCAGCGGTACTACGAAGAGTTGGAGCATGGGTACTACTCGCCGTTCCCTCATGACGACGACGACAACCGCACCGCCGAGCACGACGCCGCGACAGAAGGATGGGAGCCAGGGTGGTAGCACTATGAAGGACGCGCGTATCGACACCGTCTGGCGCGGAACCGAGGTCATCGAAGTCCCCGACGACTGGGAATGGGACGGGACGCTCGAATCGCTGTTGGAGTTCACGGACGTTCCCGCGGACAACGTTGAGTTGGTCGACTGGAAGGTCACGGTGAAGGCTTGATTCACGAAGACCATCGTCACGTCAGCTACCACGTCACCCGGATCCTGCTGGTCAGCATGATCGCCGGGATGGCTGTCACCGTCGCAGGCGTCATCTTCTCAGGCGTGATCGAACTGCTCGGGCCGCTGACCGTCGTGTTCGCCATGGCGTTGACGTACCCGATGTCGGCGCGCGCGTACCAGCGAGCGTTCGAGGACCGGGTGGCGAAGGTGCGGGACCGGTGCGTGGTCTGTGAAGAAGAAAGGGCGGGCGCCAGGTGAGCTACATGCGGAACCGCAAAGTTCTCCGCATCTGCCGAGACAAGAAAACGTACTCGTCGAAGTACGAGGCAGAACAGGCGGCGAGGGCGTTGGTGCGCTCAGGCAAGGCGGTCGGCGCGCGAGCGTATCGCTGCAACGGGGCGAAAGGCCAGATCAAACACTGGCATGTGACGACAAAAGCGAGGGGAAAATGAAATACGCGAACGCGGTGGTCCTGATCCTCTGGGTCGTGTATTTCGCGCTCCTGTTCACGGCCAATGTGGTCGGAATCGAAGTGAGAGGCCCGTTCGAGTTCGCGCGTGATGTGATCGGAGAGATGAGATGAACGAACGAAAGGTGATGGAAGGGGTCGGGGATCTCGCGGCCGCCGCGAACGAGGTCAAGAACGCGATCGAGAACGCTGGTCCACACGAGCAATACCACTGGGCGCTCATGAACCGCCACAGTGAAGAGTGGCCGACCTTGTGGGAAGCGATCGCGAAGCTGATAGTCGCGCTGAGGAAGATCGAGAAGGGGTCGAAGTGAGTTTGGAATACAGCCGAGGGATCGTCGAGGTTGAGGAAACCAAGCGGAGGGCCGAAGAAACGGTCAGCGCGAAGATCGTCAACGGGCCGACAAGGAAGGCGCCGTACTCGCGTCGAGAGGCGAGAGATCGCGCGATCGGAGTGCGGGCCAGTCGGACAGACGATGGGCCTTGGGAGATCTATGTCACTTGGAAGAGGTTGAAGATTGACGGTGATTTCGCCCAGCGGGGCGCGGACACCGGGAGACTCGGAGCTTCATGGAACCGCACGGAGAGTCCCGAGATGATCGCGTTCGGAAAGACGTTGGCGCGCGAACTGGGGATCGAATGGGAGCCAGAGGACCAAAGATGAAGACAACAACGAGGACAACCATGAAGCGGATCATTGCCCTACTACTCCTGGCTGTCGCCCTGACAGCCTGTGACTCCGACGCCCAGATCGCGTCCAGAAACCTGTCGCTCGCGGCAGACCAGTTCGAGATCGAAAGACGGGTCATCTTCCTCAACGGGATCACTGATGAATACATGCTCGTGATCGAAGGCCGATGCTCGATCGAAGACCAGGGGAATCAACTCGAAGTGACCTGCAAGATCGGGCCGGATGAATACAAGAAGCATTTCCTCGGACTGTCCGACAATGTGACGTACTTCGTTGAGCAGTTGGAAACCGCGGACGTGAGCGAGTATCGGTACCGTGTCGTGTTCAAGCCTGCGGCGATCGTGCCTGACATCGACCCTGAGCTTGGGGATGGATGAGGGGGAGAGATGAGCGCGAGAGAATTGGCGAGAAGCAGCGATGGCTCTGTGATCCATCGTGCCGATTGCCGATATGCGAGGGCTCCGTGGCGGTGGGCCGACGAGGCGACCGACGATCAACTGCTCCGGGTGAAGCTCATTGTGGGCCTACGCGTGTGCAAGGTCTGTCAGCCGTCGTTTCGTCGGGTCGAGCCTGTAGAGGGTGAGTGGAAGCCATGAAGGTTTATCCCTCGGTGCTGGACTTGAAGGAGGCCCGTCAGAATCTCGGAGCGCCAGCCGATTTGGTTGAGGCGCTAGTGGCGACAGGCATTGACGCTCTGTTCGCTCTGCTCGACGGTGAGGCTGTGGAGATTGGCGGCGTGCGGTATGTGCTGGCTGTAGAAGGCGAGGGGAAATAGATGGGACTGCGACCTGACTTTGAACGCACCATGCTCGGATGGTTCTGGTTAGACCGAATCACGGCACCGATCACACACCCGTTCTTGCGATGGGCGACCTATCGAGCGAAGAAGAGGCTCGACGATGTGCTTGGAATCTATGGGAGCGGAAAGGAGCGGGATGCTGCTCGGATTGAGTTCTGGGAGCAGGCTGTAGGGGTGAGGGACGATGAGCCTGCGTGAAGTGATGACCGTCGAACTGTGTGAGCATGGCGAGGGCGTTGAGCATCCTGGTTGTCCTGGTGGTCGTGTCCTGTCTGACGCCGAAGCCCTCGTTGCCCTCGGCGTCCCCGAAGATCGACTGTCACCCGACCACATCGTCACCATCAGAGACGACTCGTGGCATATGGCTCATCCGATCTTCTGCAAGCTGGATGAATGCGAGTTTGATGCAGCGGCGAGAGGATGGGAGCAGCAACCCGCCGAGACGCTGGGTAAGTACCGGTGGTCTGCCGTGGCCGAACCTTTCAGGAGGATGGAAGATGCGTGATACCTCCATCTATATGCGTGATATCCCCACCGCCGACCTAGTAGCGGAACTGACCCGCCGTCAGGCGCTCCCCCGATGCTCTTGCGGTAAATGGCAGACCTACATCGGCTCGTACGATCGGGACGGGTACACGATCCGCTGTCACGGGTGTCTGCGAGCAATCGGAGCCTGCACATGTTGAAGGAGCAATTAGCCCGAGAGTGGATGCGCGACCATCCCGCGGAAGCTCTCAGGGCGCTCCTGTACGACGTGTGCGGGGAGTGCAAGAGCAGCCCGGTCAAGGGTCGGGTCTGGCGCAGCATCAACACTCCGATGGATGCCCACTACTACCCCTGTCCTGTCTGTGGTGGGAGCGGACGGGTGCCGAAAGACGGGGCTTTCAGCGTGGAGGTCGTAACGCCATCCACTCCTGACGTGGGGCCACATGGCGAACCGATCCAGCCCTATCCGTGGCTGACGGCTGACGGTGGCCGCATTGAACCGACACGATGCACCTTACGGGACGGCACCTACTGGATCATCTCCGCTTCGATGCTGGAAGGAGAGAGCGAATGACCGCGCCGACCCGAGAAGACATACGCATTGACACCCGAGAGTGGACGGGCTGCAAGACATGCTGGTCGAACAAGAGCCACGTTGCCACCGATGCCGAACTCGCTGCGCTGGGCTACGTCAAGCTCGACGTGGACGTGGAGAAACTGAAAAAGATGGCTTCCGATCCTGATCCGAGGGAACACTTGATGGGGATGCTCAACTTGCTTTTCGTCGTTCTCGCAGCCCTCGACCCCGAAGGAGACACATGATGAGCATCTTCACGGTTTGCGATCACGGGTTAGTGCAAGATGCTTGCCGCCTCTGCAAGTGCGATCAATGCGGCGGCTCTGGACTCGTCGATGGTCACGGCCACCGCCCGCATCCGAACGATACGGGAGAGTCCCACGACTGCTCGTCGTGCCCGTATCCATGCGGAACGTGTGGCGGTTCAGGCTTTACCGCCCTCGACCCGGAAGGAGACTCCTGATGCCCCCTCATGAAGAAGCCCCGCTCGTCAGGCCGTGTTCTGCTAGCTCTGAGATATTCCGTGAAGGCCCAGAAGGGTTGCCGGTCCTCGCCGCCTCGTTCTACTGCATCTTAGAACTCGGCCATGACGGCTACCACCGCGACCTGTCTTGGGGCGTGTGGGAAGTGAATCCCGAAGGAGGCGCCAAATGAGTGAACCAGTGAACCAACCAGTGAACCAACCAACCTGCGACGCCCGTTTCGGATGGGCGATCACGCGCCCCGAAGGAGTCCTGCTCGTCGACTGCGCCAAACCGCCCGCACACTTCGGATCCCATTCTGGGCCGTGGAATCACAACTATCCGGACACCGCGGGGCATACGACGATCACCTGGGAAGAGGACGACAGGCGCACGTTCCGCGGCGAATGGGCGCGGTGCGCGGAAGACGCGGCCAACCCGTTCGGGCATCCGACTACCTGCATCCTCCCGGCCAATCATCGCGGGGAGGAGCATTTCGGATGATGGGAGTGCGAACCGCGATCTGGAAGTTCATGGTGTTCTTCGATCTCGTCGAGCCAGTAGAAAGGATGATCATATGGGCGGTATCCAAGTTGGGGCACAAGGATGACTGACTGCATCCATGAGCTACCGAAACGCACCTGCTCGATCTGTCGGTCGAAGTCATCGTTCAAGTCGACAGTCCCGAACCTCCCTTCACGGTCGAGCGCGATGCGGGCGAGGATGGGTTCCCGCTGCTCCTACTGCGACGAGAGGATCGTCGAAGGGGACGAGATCTCGAACCTTGCGGGCGAATGGGTTCATGCGGAGTGTGCGAGATGGCGGTCTGGTTCTACGCCATCGGGTTCGTGATCCATACGATCCGCGCGGTCGGACTCGCGTTCGACCTCCCCGACAGCGACTCGCGGTGGCATCGAGCGAACCTAAATGCCGCCTTTGCTGTTGTGTGCCTGACTTTGGCAACCGGCTGGCCGTTCAACTGATCTAGTTCGCGATTTCCCAC